ATCGGCAGCATGGCCGACTAGCCGTTCGGGGATTTCACGAAACCCTACGGGCGGGGGGCCGCCTCCCGCCCTTCTTTCGAGAGGAATATGAGACTGATTCTCGCTGTGCTACTGACATTCTCGACTATCGGGCTGGCGCAAGATCCACCGGCGGCCACCCCGGCAACTACCGTAATTACCAAGGCTGCGCTCGAAGAACGCCTGGCTGGTCTTCAGAAGAGTCGCGAGCAGACATTAGCTAACCTCAACGCCTACAACGGAGCCATTGAGGAGTGTCAGTACTGGCTCGATCAACTGAGGGCCGAGGAGAAGGCCAAAGAGGAAGCGAAGAAGAAGGCCCCGCCTAAGCCCGCGAACGCGCCCGAGAAACCGGAGGCCAAGAAGCCTCCCGCCGGACCAGCGGCACCGTAGCGTGGCCAACCAATTCTGGGCGGGCCACGTTCCGCGTTCTTCTGGTCCGCCCTCTCCCACCACCGAAACCGAGGAGTTAAGAACCATGGAAGCCTTTGCAGAGTTCCCGAAGTGGAAGTACCACCCCGCCAAGGGTGGCAAGATCGTCCAGAATCCCGAAGAGGAAGCCGCGCTCGGCGCGAACTGGTACGAGTCTCCCGCCGACTTCCCCAAGCCCGACGAGATCCAGCCGGAAGCAGCCAGCGAACCCGCCCCGGCCAAATCAGCCAAGCCCAAGCGGCAGAAGAAACAAGACGGCGAATAGCGCCGCAACTTCAATCAGGGAAGAAAAGGTTTGGGAGAGAAACCGCAGGGTTTCGCTCCCGAGGCTGCGGCCTAAACCAACGCAGCAGAGGAGTGTGTCATGAGAGTCAACAAGACATTCACTGTTGGGGCCAACGAGATCAACGTCGCCACCGGCCTTACAACCGCCGCCGCGCGCGAGAATAGCATGCCGGCGAAGCGGGTCTTCATCCAGATGCTGATGGGTGGATCCGGCCTGGGTTATGTGATGGACGGAATCCCCTGGGGGACCGTGGCGGACTCGACCGTCGACGGCCATGTGACGGCCCAACTCGCCGTCGCCACCGCCACCGCGCCGGGCGGCAGCTACACCGATAGGTCCCAAACGCCGGGCGCCGACATCGACCTGTCGAAGCTGTGGGTCCACGGCGCCAATTCGGGGGACAAGATCAAGGTCTCCTACGATTTGCCGGTCTAGGAGGGAGGACTGCCATGCTGAGACTCAAACGCACCATCCTTTTCACGGCGCTCTCGGCCACTCTGGCCTTGGGCCAGCAAGTCACACAGCCATCCGCCGCGGGCGGTGGCGGTGGAGCCACTAGCGTTACCGCGCCCGCCGTCATCGGCAAGGGGCAACTCGTCCAGGGCCAGGACGGTGCGCGGGGAATAGCACCGAACACCTCCGACCTCGGCGTGGTGAAGCTGACCAAGGGCGTGCCGAGCGCGGCCGCCTCAACCGATCTGAGCGATTCTTCGGGGCTGGCCCGTGGCGCCGCCTCGCTCACCAATGCCGGCAAGGTGCCGGTTGTGGGAAGCACCCCCGGCACATTGGCCGAGGGGCCGATGTCCTGTGACGCTGTGACAGGGACTTGTACGATACCGACTACAGTGTTTGGCCCGAAGACGATTGGCGCGGGCGCATCGCAGTTGCCAGCGGCGGCATCCTGCTCCGGCTGCATCACCATCGTCACGGACGCCTTGACTGCCGGGAGCGCGACGGGCGGCGGATCGGCCATCTCGCTACTGAGGAGCAACGGGTCGGCGTGGGTGGCGCTGGGTGGCGGCGGCGGAGCGGCAGCATCTACTGACCTCACGGACTCAGCCGGTTTGGTACGCGGTGCCGCCGCCCTCACCACCAACAACAAGCTGGTAGAGGTCTCGACCACCGACGGCACAATACAGGAAGTAAGTAACCAGACCGCCAACTACATCTACAGTGGTCCGGTATCTGGTGGGGCAGCGGCGCCGGCCTTCCGTGCTTTAGTCTCGGCCGACATCCCCGCCAATGCCGCCAATACGAGCGGAAAGGCTACGACGGCAGGGGCGGCGGCCACGGTCGCATTGACCGGCACAAATACTATCGCGGGTGGCACAGCCCTGGTTGTGACTGCGGCAGGCAGCGGCTACACGAGCGCCCCTACATCCTCTACGGCTGGCAACGGCACGGCCACATGCAGTGGTACGGCGGTGATTGCCACTGCGATTTCGGTAGCTGATCCGGGAGGAGCATCGGCCTATCTATTCAACCCCGCAGCCGCTTTAACGTTCCCCGCTCCTGTAGGGGTTGCGGGAGTACAGCGTTGCTATCGGAATGCAACCGGAGGGACTGGCGTTATTACGATCAAAATGGCTGCTTCCAACACAGTGGACGTGGATGGAGCAAACGGCAGTTCTGCTGGCACGCTTGTCTCGGGAGGTGCCGTTGGGGACGCCGCCTGTATCGTTAGTGACGCGGCAAACCACTGGTATGCGTATGTCCAAAAGGGGACTTGGACAAACAACTAGGGGCTAACATGCGATACCTTCTCGTCCTGATTCTTGCCGCGTCCGCCTACGGTCAGATGCTTCTGCCTATTGTGGGTGGAACTGTTGCGCCAGCTTCGGCCCCTCCTCCGCCTCCTGCAATCGTTCACTCAAGCCAAAATAGCACAACATCGGGCGTCACCAGCCTCGCTGCTCCATCAATAAACGCAACAACCGGAAACTTAATTGCTGTATATACTCGCATCGGCGCTCCGCTAACGGACCCAAACTATGCTTCTGTGGGCGATTCCACTGGGGCTAACACCTACACTCCGCTCACGTCGCGCAACCTCAGTGGTGACGGCACGGGCCAATGGTTCTACGCGAAGAACATCACCGGAGCGGCCGATCTGGTTGTGACCCTGTACACCACGCAAGGTCGGGCCTACATAGCTCTTCAGGTCTTCGAGATTTCAGGAGTCTCGGCTACCACCCCGGCTGATGTTGACGCAGGCGGGACATTCAACGGCTCGACCGCGACTACGCCGACATTCAGCACGGCTGCCGCTGCCGAGATCATCTTGGCCGGGGCCAGCTTCAACAACATCTCAATCACGGCCACGGCGGGCGGGGCGTACACGATGGCCACACAGGATGCCCTTAAGGTGTCGGCAGTAGAGTACCTCGTGGTGTCGGAAACTCAAACCAACGTGACAGCGGACATGAGTATCACGAGCGCTGGCGGGTCGATCAATGCGGTGAGTTTCAAACAGTGAGGCAGGCACCCTAAATACCGTCCAACGTTCCTAGAACCCCATGAACCCCACAACACTCTGCACACGCCTCCGCGGCCTCGAAGGCGCAATCCCCTGGATGTACCTCGATGTGAAAGGCCTGGTCACCGTGGGAACCGGGCATCTACTCGAAACCCCCGAGGAAGCGGCCACGCTGCCCTTTATCGCGCGCGCGAGCGGGCTCCCTGCGGCGCCCTCCGTGATCGAGTTCAACTGGCAGTTGGTAAAGCGCGCCAAACCGGCCATGCTCGCGAGCTATTACCGGCGGTTCACCTCGATTGAGTTGCGCCCGGCGGCCATCGACCAGTTGCTTATAACCGACATCGAAGTCCACTGGCAGGGAGTGCTCACAGTCCGCCCCGAGTGCGCCGGCTTCCCCGAGCCCGCACAGCAGATCGTCGCCGAGATGGCGTTTGCATTGGGAGTTGGTGGGCTGCTCGCCTACAAGAAGATGCTCGGTGCCATGGCGCGCGGCGACTGGGACACGGCCGCATTCGAATCCCACCGCTCCGACATGCTCGCCTGGCGCAATGACGAGATGGCCAAGCTGATCCGCAGTATTCCGGCCGGCCTCGCGCCCGACACTTCACAGCTCGCCTGAGGCGAGCGCAACCAAATCGAAAACAGGAAGGATTCATTATGAACTCGCTCAAGAGAATTCTGGGAGGCGCCGCTCTCGCGCTTCTCGTCGCAGGCCTCGCGTTCGCCCAAGACAACTCGCCCCGCCAGTTTGCCGGCGCCGGCGCCAGTTGGAACCAGTTCTCCTCGCCGCAGATCAACGGGCTGCTCGTGTACGCGCACCGGCTCACCGGCAACGAATACCCGACCTACTCTTTCAGCGCCATCAACCTGCTGAGCGTCTCCCGAAATCCGTTCAAGCTCCTAACGACCACGGAAACCGGCGTCGCTCAGTACCTGACGAAGTTCGGGCCGTTCTCGGTTTATGGCCTGGGCACGGCGGGCATGGCCGCGGTGGGAACCGCTGAGGGGACCAGCACGGGCTACGTCTTGGGAACGGGCGCGCTGGCGCTCGCGGGCTTCAAGGGAGGCTGGAAGGTCGGGCCGTACCTGCGCGTCATCAAGAGTTCGCTCGCCGAGCGCCAATGGGCCGTAGGAGTGATGGTCGGCTGGGGGGAATAGCATGGCAACCGTCCTCGACGTCATTAAGAGTTCCATGCGCAAGATCGGCGCGCTGGGGCAGGGGGAAACGCCCTCGGTCTCGGAAGCCGCCGATGCCTTGGCAGCGCTCAACCTGCTGCTCGCGAGCTGGAGCATTGAGCGCATCAACATCTACACCAAGTTGCGCTCGACCCACGCGCTGCAGGCAAACGTCCAGACCTACACGATTGGTGTAGGCGGGGTTTTCAACGTGGCGCGGCCGGTGATGCTCGACGCGGCCAAGATTCTGCAGTCGAACGGCCTCGAAAGCGAGTTGGCCATTCTGAAGCGCGCCGAGGACTGGAACGCCATCCCCGAGAAGAGTGTCGCAGCGGTTCAGCCGCTCTCGCTCTATGACGATTACGCCTACCCGCTCTCGACGCTGCACTTGTGGCCCAAACCCTCTGGGACGCCCACGCTGGTTCTCGTGAGCTGGCAGCAGTTGACCGGGTTCACTCTCGTAACCGACACCTTCGATCTGCCGCCGGGCTACCAGCTTCCGATTGAGTGCAGCCTGGCGGTGCTCATCGCGCCCGACTATGGGCGGGAGATTCCGGCAGCAGTAGCTTCAATCGCGGGGAGCTCGAGAAGTACGGTCGCGCAGATGAACGTGGCGCAGGGGCTGCCGGAGATCCCGAGTGGTCCGCCGCAGCAGCAGGCCGGTTAGGTTTCGCCTTTTCTATTCCCCATCCTAAGTTGGGGTAATTCCACTACTTACGGGCGAAATCAGGTTTTCATGATTGTGCCGCAAATTGGCCGGGGTTGTCAAGCACAATTCTCAGCCGCAGCCACCAGAGGCGAAACCTGCGGTTTCTCCCCCGGTACCCCTTCTTCCCTTCAGCACCCGAGCGGACGGCTCAGAATGAACCGTTGCGGCGATTGGCTGATGGCGGCAATCTCTCTTGGCGGTAGATCGGGCATGTCAACCCATTTGACCGGGCGCCCGAATAATTCGCGCGGCTCCGCTTCCGAATGGAGCGTAAGCCGAACCACATCTTGCATCGGCCGTTCTTTACTGACCGGCCTTTTGAGCGATTCCACAATTTGGCTCATGTCTCCGTTGTACCACCGAAGGGAAGAAAAAGGTTCGGAAAAAGAAACCTCGGTTTCGTTTTCCGAGGCTTCGGCATAAACAGCCGCCTAGAAACGAGAACAGCCCATGAGCACCCCCCCAGCTTCAGCCTTCCCGCAAACCGCCGCCTGGAACGCCTCGATCTTCGGCGGCCCCGGCGTAACCGTGGGGTCGGACATCCTCTATCCGGCCCTGCGCCTACTGCGTCTGATCCGCCCCGGTCAAGGCCCCCAACCCGAAATCCTCACCGAAGCGCTAGCGGCACTGAACTCGATGATCGACTCGTGGAACATCGAGCGGTTGATGATCTACGCCGTATTGCGCAGCGTGTTCACCCTGGTTGCAAGCGACGGAGACTACAGCATCGGCCCTTCGGGAGACTGGCTCGTGGATAGCCGACCGTCGCGCGTGGAGAAGGCCGGCCTGATCGACATCAGCAATCCGGCGCAGCCGCTCGAGCTGCCCATCGAGGTCCTCACCCTCGACAAGTGGAAGGCGATCACGCTCAAGAGTCTCGCCTCCACCCTCCCGCTGAGCCTCTACTACGACCAGAACCTGGACGTGGGCTCGGGCATGGTCTACGTCTGGCCGGTCCCGACCGTGGCCAACCAGGTGGCGCTCTACCTGTGGCGCTCCCTGCTCATGTTCCAAAGCGTGGAAGAGGCTTTCGATGTGCCGCAGGGCTACCTGCGTGCCTTGAAGTACAACCTGGCGGTGGAACTCGCGCCGTCCTATGAGAACGCCGTGCTCAGCCCGCGGGTGGTGCAGACAGCGGCGGAAAGCAAAGCCCGGATCAAGAGCCTGAACGCGCCCTCGCTCGTGATGCGCTGCGACTCGGGGCTGCTCAACAACTCCGGCGGTGGGTCGGACTGGAGGACGGGGCAGTAGGATGTCGTTCGCCAACGGCTACACATACCGGCGCTCGATCACGGTCGATAAGGATCTCGTCCCGAACACCGATCAGACGGATTTCCCGGTTCTGGTTTCGGGGACCTATTCCTACCTCGCGCACACGACGCACGGAGGGCTCTGCACCGATCTGAATGGCTACGACATCGCATTCTATGCCGACGAAGCCGGAACAACGCCGCTCTACTGGGAGATCGAGTCGTACAACCACGAAACCGGCGCGGTGGTGTTCTGGGTGAAGGTGTCGCTCGCCACGGCGTCTGACACGGTATTCTACGTCTTCTACAGCAACGCCTCCGTCAGCACATTCCAGAGCACCGCGGCGAGCGTTTGGAGCGCGTCCTTTGTAAGCGTCTTTCACCACAAGGACACCAACGGTACGGACAGTCTCGGTGCCAACAATCTGGCAGGTATCACAGGCACTCCCGATGCAGCGGCAGGTCAAATCAACGGGGGGATGTACTGTAACAACGAGAGCAAATATAAAGCCGCGCCAGTGTCCGGGATTCCCAGCGGAACAGCCGCCAGAACCTACTCTAAGTGGTTTAAGTTGGCCGCCACCGGGCAGGTTGACAAGTATATGGGTGGGTGGGGAGACACAGGGGTGGGAGCCAATGGAACCGCTTGGGTATTTACTGTCTGGAACTCTGGAGCCAACTGGTACGTCAGCCTTCACACGACCGGAAGCGGCGGAACTGCTTATTTCACCCAAGACACGGAATGGCACCATCTTGTCGCCACACTACCGACGGGCGGTGGGAATGCCGACATTAAAATCTACCTAGATGGAGTAGACGGCACTCTTGCGGGAGCGACTGGCACCATCAATACCTCTGTTGCTGGCGGAATATCTGCCGGGGATCGCCCTTACGTTGGCGCTGGTGCCAACTTCACAATGGACGAGGAACGCATCTCATCCATTGTCCGCTCCGCCGACTGGATCGCCACCGAGTACAACAACCAGTCCGACCCGAGCACGTTCTACGCGGTGGGGGACCAGGCGGAAGCGGGTGGCGAACCACCGGCCGGGGGAATGAACCCAGGCATCCTGCGCGGTCTCAACCGCGGCCTCAACCGCGGTATGGCCGCAAGACTTCAATGAAAATCCTCCACCTGATGTCCAAGGAAGACAGCGGCCTGAGCCGCAGCACGCTCGAACTCGCCAAGTACGAGGAGTTGGCGGGGCACACCGCCACCATCCGACAGCCCTCGGGCGGCGGGCTGATCTTCGGGCACGGCAAAGAGTACGACATCACCTGCGCCCACCACCAACTCGACCCCAACCAGTACCACGACGGCAAGCCCAAGTTCCTGTGGTGCCACGGTGAGCCGCTGTCCTCGGTTGGCAACGGGATCTCGATGAAAGCGGTGGTCGAGATGGCCCCCATGTGCTCGGCGTTCATCGCCATGCGCAAGGACGAGGTTACGATCTGGAAGGCGATTAAGAATGAAACCTACCTCGTGGACAAAGGCATCGACCTGGACGCCTACAAGCCGCTTCCGGGAATCACGGAGCGGCTCTCGGGCGAACCGGCGGTTCTCTACTACGAGAACTGGCGCGGGCAGCGCAACCCGCTGTACTGGTGCATCGCCATGCAGAAGGTCCATCAGAAGTATCCCAACGCCCGGCTGCACCTCTACAACTGCACCGACAAGCGCATGTACGAAACCTTCCAGGCGCTCAACACCCACTGCCATTGGTGGCCGTTCCTGCGGACGATCTCGGGCTCCGTAGAGGACGTGAACCTGCTCCTGAACCGGGTGGACATCGTGGTGAGCGGGCTGTACCCGCTGTACGCCCGCTCGATCGAGGCGTTCGGGGCGGGGAAGGCGTTCATCTCTCCGGGCTACAAGGAGCACGACTACCCCTGGACGTGCGACTACGACCCCGATTCGATGGCCGACGTCCTACTGAAGTGCTTCGAAAACTATGACCAGGTGAACTACCGCAAGTACGCCGAGGAGCACCACGACGTTCGGAAGACCGTTGTGCAGTCGATCAAGATCTACGAGAGGTTCCTGTGAACATCTGTGTGGCTGGGTTTTACTTTCACAAGCCACTAGTGGACCTGCTGATCGGGACCAACGCCTTCTTCGTCTGTCACAAGCCGGTCCCGCTGAATGCCTTCTTCGGGATGCAGTGTGAGTTCATCCGCAACGTCGGTCTGGAGTTCGGCTGCTACGACTGGTACCTGAAGAACAAGTGGGTGGGCGGCCCGGTTCTCTTCCTGCACGACGACAACGAGATCACCCAGGAAGCCCTGGACGCTATCGCCACCATTCAGCAGGACCAGGTCTTCCTGTTCGCAAGCGAAGCCGAAGCCGAGGCCAACGGCAAAGCCCACGGCCGCGCGATGTTCTGCTCTGAACGGTTTCTCAACCGGCTGAAAACGGACAGCGGTTTCTGGTACGACGAGGGGCCGATCACAAGCGTGGCGATCCCGGCAACCTCGGCCGAGGAGCCCAACTACCACAACGCCGGCATCCAGACCTTCGTCGCCTACCTGAAGTCTCTACCGAAAGAGTTCTCGGTGAATCGCGTGGGCATCCTCAAAGGATTGAAAACAGGCTACCGGGGGCGGCTGTGACCAAGATCAACCTCTGCTGCGGGCAGAGCATCCTCCCCGGCTACGTGAATGTGGACGCCTGGCCCGGCGCCGGTGTGGACGTGGTACTGGACGCCCGCGACCTCCAATACGACGAGGGGATTGTGGACGAAGTCCTGATGTTCCACTGCATTGAGCACTTCTCGCTGGATGATGCCTGCGCCCTGCTCCGCAAGGTCTTCCGCTGGCTCAAACCGGGAGGGCATGTGATTGTCGAGGGGCCGGATGTGCGGAAGGCCGTCGAGAACTGCAAGACCGGAGACTTCGACGCCATCAAGGGCATCTTCGGTGACATCGCGGAGCTGCGCAAGGGCAAGGAAGGCTACCAGCACAAGTGGGGCTGGACCGGGGCGCTGATGCAGCAGGAGTTGGCCTCCGCCGGCTTCAACGTCGGCGAGGTGGAGGCGGGTCTCTCGCACTCTCCGCACGAATGGCGCGACTACCGAGTGGTCGGATTCAAACCCCAGGCGGTGAAACATGGCCTTTAAGAAGAACACCGGCAACCAGATCCTCTTCATCCTGACGAAGTCGGGTGATGGCAGCCACGCCAAAGGCGCGACGGTTTCTCAGGTCACCGCAGGTGGTGCATCCTACGTGCTGGTGAGCAACGGATCGGCCGCTGTTGCCAGCAAGGGGACGATTTCGCGGGCCGCCAGCCTGGTCAAGTCCGGTGTGTTCCGGCAGTCTCTGAAGGCGGCGGAATGCAACGGCGACATGGCCCTGTATATGTTCACGGCCACGAGTTGCGCGCTTCAGCTCATCCCGGTCACCTTCGAGGCGAACACCCCTGGAGAAACCTACTCCCGGGTGCTTCTGAACGGTTCGCTGGCCTCGGATGCGCACAGCCAGTGTGTGTTGGCCACCTCGGCGGCGCGCCAGGCCGCCAGCCGCGCGCTGGTCATTCAATCCTTAGCCTCCGATGCCCAGTCGATGGCACAGCAAACCTACAGCCGTGTGATGCTTACGGCCTCTCTGGCGAGCGATGCTCACTCCCAGGCAGTTCTAGCCACCTCCGCTGCGCGGCAAGTGAACTCGCGGGCGCTGATTGTTCAGTCCTTGGCTTCCGACACCCACAGCCAGTGCGTTCTCGCGGTCTCTGCCGCCCGGCAGGGCAATTCCCGGGCCTTGCTCATTCAATCCCTAGCCTCCGACGCCGTATCGGCAGCCAGAGCCGTAGTGGTTACCATCGGGGCCTCCGACATCTCAGCGATCGCCTCAACGGTGGCCTCGGCCGTTCTCGCCGCTGGAGTGGGCGGGGATAATGCCTCTCGGATCTGGGCCTATTCCGACGCCGCCGCCACGAAATCGGCAGCCGAGCAGGCCAACGCCCGCGCCCTGGTAATCCAATCTCTCGCCTCAGACGCCGAATCCCAGGCACAACGGAGCTACTCAGCCGTCCAACTCGCCACAAGCGCGGCCCGGCAAGGCGTTTCCCGGGCTCTCATAGTCCAGAGTCTGGCCTCCGATGCCCACAGCCAGGCGCTCCGCGTCTATTCCGCAGTAGCAGCGGGGGCGGGCGGGGCAACGCCATCCGAAGTCTGGGCTTACCCCAATGCGGCAGCCGTGTTGAGCGCTGCGCAGGAAGCCAACTCCCGGGTGCTGGTGGTGCAGTCGGCGGCTTCGGACGCCGTCGCGCTGGGCGTCCTTTCGACCAGTGCGGCTCGCCAGGCGGCTGCGCGGGCTCTCGTGATCCAGAGCCTCGCTTCCGATACCCACTCCCAAGCGGCGCGGACCTACTCGGCGGTGGCGGCCGGGGCCGGAGGCGCAACTCCTTCGGAGGTATGGGCCTATTCAGACGCCGCAGCGGTGCTGAGCGCCGCGCGCAAAGGCAGTTCCAGGGTGTTGACTGTCCAGTCGCTTGCCAGCGATGCCCAAAGTGTTGCCGCGGCCGCCTACTCCCGGTGCGTGCTGGCGACCAGCGCAGCCCGGCAAGGAAGTTCCCGCGCCCTAGTGGTTCAATCGCTGGTCTCGGATACCCACTCCGCAGCGATTCAGGGACTATCGCGGGCGCTGAGCATTCAGTCCCTCGTGAGCGACGTTCACTCCTTGGTGCAGGACGTTCCTACAGCGGATGAGAACGCCGACAAACTGCTCGGCCGCAACATCGCCGGCGCCTCGGATGGCGGCAGGACCGTCACCGGCGCCCTGCGCACTGTTCGCAACAAGATCGACACCGTAACGGTTCCAGGCTACGCCATCATCTACAGGGAAGACGACCTCACCGAAGACCACCGGCGCGCTCTGGCCACGGACGCCTCGGCGTTGCCGATCGTAACCTCCGACCCCACCACATAGGACACCTGTTCGCGTTGTGTCGAGGATCAAGCAATGAGATTTACTGCGGCTTTTCTGGGACTGTGGCTTGTAATCCCGCTCTCCAGCCAGGTGTTCACTGTTGGCCAGCCAAAGAACATCGACTACTCGGCCAAAACCAGCACGCGCACAATGAAGATTGGCACCGCCGCGCCATCCTCGGGCGACTGCGATGCTGCCGGCGAAGAGGGTCGTCTGTACCTCCAGACCGGCGACCCCGCCTCGGTGCCGGGCCAGACATGGGTCTGCCGGAAGGCCGGCGCGAGCACCTACGGTTGGCAACCCATCGGGCATCTTCAGGGGACCGCCGCCCCTGCGACGTGCGTGGTAGGCCAGGTCTTCTTCGACACCGACGCGACCGCGGGTGCCAACTGGTTTGGCTGCACGTCGACCGACATCTGGACGCCGCTCTCCCATCTCCAGAACACCGATACCGGCACGACCTCTACCTGCTTCCAGGTAGCGAGCGGCGCTACGGGCCCGAAGTTGTGTACGGACGGATCGGGCGGATTTTCGCTCAAGGATGCGAGTGACAACGTCATTCTGAGTTGCACGACGGCGGGCGCCTGTACCTACTACGGCACCGGTTCTGGCGAAACCGAATTGAAGAACCAGACTGGCACGCTCGCCGCCGGCTCCGCCTCGGGATATACGAACACCGGCATCAACTCGAGCGGTGATCCAGTTTGGCGCACCTATGGGGGAAGCGAAAAAACGGCGGCGGCCGCGTCCGCAGTGACCGCCAGCGGCGGATCGGGCTGCACCATCACGGCAATCGTGGCCGGAATCATCACCGCGGCGACGTGTGCACCATGAGAAAACTACTGTTGGCTCTGATCCTCCTCGCCCTGCCCCTGTGGGCAGCGGCACCCGTGTGCAATGCCGGGGCGCAGACCACGTACCGGGCGGTCACTTCGGCCACCCTGGATGGTACTGGATCTACAGGAGATTCGGCGCTTGCCTACGCCTGGAGCCAGACCAGCGGACCGTCTACGGTGGCTTGGAGTGGACAGACGACAGCTACCCCGAGCGTCACCAACACTGTGTTCGGGTCCTACGTGTTCAGCCTGACGGTTACGGACGCCATCGCGCAGACCGCCACCTGTAGCGTGAAGCACGGGTTTGTGCTGACCGACGCCAACGGGATAGTGAATACCGGGAGCACCACGCTCGACACCCTGCTGGGGAAGTTGATCCGGTCTGGACTCAATCCCTGGCCGTGGGCTGACGATCGCCACACCGCGGCGGCGGACTTCAATATCGTCTATCTGGCGGACGGCTCCTACTACCAGGAATTTTGGGAGGACAGCCAAGGTCCGGGAACTGTCACTGTGACCGAGGGAAGTGCTGCCGTGACGGGAGTTGGTACGGACTTTACGACGCGCTACTGCGAAGGACCAGGGAGCCCGACGGTGGTCAAGACGGCTGCTGGTGGTCAGCACGTCCTGCTTTTGCTCTGGTACCCGGATAGCTCACCCGAAGGGTACGGTCTACGCTTTCAGTCGATTGCCAGTTGCACCGATGACACGCATCTGACCCTTGACGCTGTGTGGTTCGGGAACGGCCACGACTGCGCGGCGGGCGGGTGCTCCTACTCATACGACGACCCCTCGAACAGCTATGGCGGCGTGTGGAACTGGCCGGAGCGGGCCGGCTCGAACTACTACGATGCAGTGGCGGCCTTTTACGCGCTGTACTACCGCAGCGGCATCGACGACTACCTGACGGCGGCGCGAGACCTCGCGGACCGCGACTGGAAGTACCGCATGGACAGCGGGTTCATGTGCTACTACGGGCCGGGGGATCGCTGTGGTGGGAGCCTGCAACCGAGGTCGTATTCCGCGCTGGGGTTTGTCCTGCGGGCCAACGATGGGCGGTCTGATATGTGGCCGGGGCTGGAGAATCTCTGGTCGTATTCGATGAGTCTTGCCACGGACAGTATTTCCTGGGGCATCTGGGACACGCGCGAAGAGGCGTACATGACGGCGATGATCGCCTACTGTGCGCTCTACGACACCGACGCCACGTATCGGGCGAACTGCAAGACCAGCCTCAGCGGATTGATGGAAGACCTTTGGGGCGTGAACCAATCTGCGACTGGAACCTTCGATGCTTTCTACGGCGCCCATAGTTCCTGGCTGGACTCGTGCCACGTGGATCTGACAAATAGTTCCACCACGGTGACCGCCGACGGCTGCACTTTCGATTCGGCCCACTTCCCGACACACATCGTTTTCCAGGCCGGCTTGACGGCCCCTGCAAACAACGCTGCAACAGAGAATGTCTATTACACGGCGACCTATTCAAACGACACGACGCTCACCCTTGATGCCCCCTACGCGGGCACCACGGGTGAGCACGGCTGGATGATCGGGTACGGGACTTGCCCCGGCGAGTGTTTCGTCGGCTGGGGATCGCAGCCGTTCATGGTGGGCATTCTGGGATTCGCTTTCGACATGACTGCAAAGGCTTTGACGGTTTCGGACCCAACCAACGCGGCGTTGGCTCTGCACTACAATGCCGATCTCGCCACCTGGCAGAAGGATTACGGCTACCGCCCGGCAGTCAAGGGAATGCAGTACATGGTCGGGACGGTGGACTGTCCGACGCCCATCAATGAGTCGTGGACGTGGTGCACGGCAAGCATGACCCCGACACAGGCCCGCACACTCAACGCGGAGTCTCTGCGGTCCGTGATGCTGGCCTATCAGCAGTCCTCCAACGCGACCCTGAAGACCTTTGCGGACACCCTCTACAACTCGATGTGGGCGGCGCCGGGGACGTGTCCTGTCGGATCAACGGCTTGCGTGGCAGACGGTGACTACATCTCCGACTGGGACGATGGCGCGTGGTTTCTACAACCTCCACCGGGAGGGAGCCCGTGGAACAACCGATGGCACAAGTATTTCGGCATGTCATTCGGAATCGGGGGCAGCGCGTCGTGGCCTGCTGTCCGGCTGGGACCGTATACCGCCCCGACCCGGTTCATTCGCGGCCGACTGACCACCAATGTAGGAGGCACACCATGATCCTCGAACTGGCGCTTCTGTTCCAGGTTGCGCTGGGAGGTGCAACGGTCACCCTCTCCACGGGGCAGAGTAGTGTGACGGACGCGCAGGGATACTACTCGTTTCAGGTTCCAAATTGCTGGACCGGGAGGGTTACACCGAAACTGAGCGGATTTCTCTTCACTCCGGCCTCCAGCTCGCGGACCTGCCTGGGGGCGGATTTCGTGGCCGACTTCGTAGGCAATGCCACGGATGTGACGCCGCCGGTGGTGAAGGTGATCAATCCCAAGAACAACGCCTCGCTTCTGCGCCAACTTGTGCTGATCCAGGCCACAGCGACCGACAATCGGGCTGTGGTGGGAGTGCGCTTTCTGGCGGACGGAGTGGCACTGGGAGGTGAACTTCAGGTCGGGCCATATAAGACCCTCTGGGACGCCAGAAAGACGACCGCGAAGAGCTGGCACACGATCACGGCCATTGCGCGCGACGGGGCCGGGAACTCCGCTACGACGAGCGTGCGCGTGCGGATGAGGTAACCCCATGAGCCGACTAGACCAGTCCACCGCTTACGAGCGCATGTTCTACATGAACGATGCCGGCCTGACCGTCTCGGTTGCGATCAGTAAGGCCGGAGCGGCGTTCGGAGCGGCGGCCGGGGCCGTGACTGAGGTAGCATACGGCTGGTACAAAGTCTCCCTGACTGCTGGGGATACCAACACCCTCGGGGATTTGGCATATCAGTGCACAGCGCCGGGCGCCGACCCGTGTGCGTTTGCGGATCAGGTGGGCCCCGCGCCCGTCGACGAGGCCGCGATCGCCGACAAACTCCTCGGCCGCAACATCGCCGGTGGATCGGATGGGGGGCGGACTGTGACGAGCGCTCTGCGGAGTATGCGCAACAAGGTGGACACGGTTTCCGTACCAGGCAAGGCCATCTTCTACCAGGAGGACGACATAGTTGAAGATCACCGGCGTGATCTGACCAGCGACGCCCTGGCATTGCCTATTGTAACCGCCGACCCAACCACATGATGCACCCGTTCTGGCATCCGGTTTTCGGTAGACTCCGTCGAACCTCACTGACACCGGCAGTTCCTCCGCCGCCCCCGGAGTTGCATCTCGGGTTGATGTTTTGGCACCCGATCCTTGGCAGGCTGCGGGCCTGGTTCGGCATCGGAACGCCCAGCGGCCGCCCGGCGGTGTTTCTTGGCACTATCAACGGGCAGGCAATCTTCCTCGGTGGGATGGATGGGGCCTGTTCACTTGGTTCTATCAATGCGGTGGGGCTCGACCTGGGAACGATGGAGGCGGGGGCGGTCCGGTTGGGGAAGATTCCGATCAGACGCGGCTCTTAACTTCTATGCCGTACCTTTGGGAGACGGAACCCTGCGGTTCCTTCCCCCAAACCCGCTTCTTCCCTGATCCGAAAGGGAAAGGCTGGAGAAGTTCGAGTGTGGAACTCATGGCCCGATTGTGGAACTCCTGCAAACGAACCACGGAGTTGGGTAAGGCGGGCCGGGGCCAGAGTTCAATGAGACCGTTTGGCTGCATCCAGTACATCTGTGGTGCCAACGCTCCGTACGGGAAATATGGCGGAATGGCGCCCATCCTTCCCTTAGCTGGTGCGGCCACCTTCGACACCGGCACAGCCGGCGCGGCGGCCATCCCCAGCAGCATGCGGAGCAGCCCGCGGCGGTTCATGATGTTCCTTCGGCACGCTGGCTGAACCGCGCGGGTTTGCGAACCTCCAAGGTATCCCCGATTTTCGGCCCTTTGAAGGCAAACTGGTTCTCATAATCGCGGTTTACCATTTTGGCGAATGCGAGATGCTTTTTAAGAATGGCCAGCATCTCCCTCGTGATTTCCGACTGAGTCAATAGTCGGTTTCCGGGCCACGGCAGCCGGGCAGCCAGAGTGTTGCGCAGTGGAAACGTGGCGGAGGCCGCAGCCCCCAAGAGAGCGCCGATGAACCCGCGCCGATTCATGTCCCCATTCTAAGGGAAGAAAAGGTCCTAGGAAAAGAAACCGTAGGTTTCGTTTCCTGGAGCCCCGGCCAATAAAGGGAATTTGAGCCATGCCCATGAACCCCAACGTATTGGAACTGGATCCCAACGACGAGCGCGACTGCTATTGGGATGCTGAGAACGACACCATCGCCACCGGCGGCGCCGCCTGGAGTTCCGTCGCCATCTCGCCCGTGGGAACCCCCGCCCTGACCATCGGAGTGCCGGTGAACACCACGACGCGCACCATGGCCAACGTCAAGGGCATCGCCCTGGGGTCTCTGCACGAGCTGATCTGTAAGGTAACGCTCACCTCGGGGCAGAAGATCGAGCGCTCGCGCTACGTGAAAGGCGTGAACCAGTGAGCTACGAGATCCCCTACTCGGATCTGGACCTAATTCTGAAGACGCTCAAGGAGAGCACCGACCCGGACGTCATCCGCGCGCGCAACCAGATTGAGGCTCAGAGCCTTATCGAGGATCTGAAGAAGTACGACCCGCCCGCGGAATTCCGCCTGCACATCGCAAAGATCACCCACTATCTGAAGCACTGGTTCAGCCTGGATGACTGGGCCGGCTACATCCAGTTCGAAGCTCTCCAGGAGACCGGCGACCCGCACACGGAAACCAGGGTGACCATCCGCACGGACCGGGTCTACCTGAACTACACCCTGAGAATTGGAATCCCGATTCTCGAAAACTGGCGGCGCGGCGAGTGGTTCACCATCGGGCATAGTCTGTGCCACGAGTTCTGCCACATCCTCACCGATCCGATCATTGCTCTGGCTCTCTCGGACGCTGCTCCCTCGCAGGTTCCCATGATGCAGGAGATCAACGAGCGCCAGGTCCAGCGCTTCGCGGTGATCATCACCGAGGCTCTTCCCGACAACTGGTACACCCCCGAGAAGTTGACCGACTGGTTCCAACGCCATCCGGAAATCGAACTGCCCAAAGCAGAAGCCACACCCGCCGCAGCCTGAACCCCCATGCTCGTCCCCCTCTTCCAAGGCGGCAGCTACACCTCCGACTCCCCCAACTGGGCGGCGGACCGCACCGTCAACCTCTTCACCGAAGTAGGCGAGTCGGGCGCCACCAAATCCGCGATGCGGCTGCGGGGCTCGCCCGGGCTGCGCCTCTTCTGTGAGCTGCCGACCGCTCCGGTCCGGGGTATTTGGGTCAACGAATCGCGCCTGTTTGCAGCCGGCGGCTCACGTAGCTATGAGGTCTTTCCCAACGCTGTCCCCCACGACCAGGGCGAGATCGGCGACGACGCCACGCATACGCCGGTCCAGATGTTTCCGAACGGCGGGCAGTTGTTCATCGTTTCGGCTGGACAAGGCTACATCGACACCGGCACCGAGATCATCGCCTGCGAGCTCGCGACCCTGACCGGAACACTATCGAGCCCCGGAACGATCATCGTTACCCGCCGCGGCCGGGAGGGCGGTCGAACCAACTACCCGCCCACGACAAATGTCGATCCTCTGAACCCCTGGTTCACTGTCGATTGGACTTCGGGCGATACTTTCGACCCGGCCATGGTGGGCCGGGACATCACCCTGAATGGGGCGACCTTCGAGGTTCTCAGCGTTCGAGGAGACGGAAAGCAGATGAGGATCCGGGGCAGCGCCGGTGTCCTGGCAAACCTCACCTGGACCTGTGTTCTGCCCGTGTTGGCCAAGACCGGGGCCTTTCTCGACGGCTATTTCATCGCGGCTCCACCGGATGATAAGCGCTTCAGAATCAGTTCCCTCTATGACGGGCTGACCTGGGATCCGCTGGATTACGGGGTGAAACAGGGCTATCCCGACAACATCTCCTCGATCCTGGCCGATCACGGCGACCTCTGGCTGCTTGGCACCGAAACCGCCGAGATCTGGCGGAACACGGGGAATGCCGACTTCCCCTATGAGAAGGATCTGGGGGCCTTCATCCACCAGGGCTGTGCGGCCACCTGGAGCGTGGTACGGCTGAACAACGGCGTGGCCTGGCTGGGAGGGGACGCTCGAGGAAGAGTCACCGCCTGGCGCGCCCAGGGCTACATTCCGGTACGGATTTCGACCCACGGCGTGGAGCAAGCTTGGCGCAACTATGCTGAGGTCTCGGACGCCATCGGCTTCGTCTACCGCCTGGACGGCCACGAATTCTGGCAACTCCAGTTCCCCACCGCGAAAGCCACCTGGGTCTACGATGCGCTCACTGGCCTGTGGCACGAGCGGGATAGTTGGGACCCGGTCGAAGCCGAATACGGGATGCACCGGGCCCGCTGCTACGGCTATGTGTGGGGCAAACACTTCGTGGGGGACTACGCCTCGGGCAAGATCTACGAGATGTCGGCGAGCTTCTATGACGACGACGGGACGGCGATTCGAAGATTGCGGCAGGCGCCACATCTCTCCGACGAGCAACTCTGGCACTTCTTCTACCGGCTGCAGCTCGACATGGAGACCGGCTCGGTCGTGGCAGATCCGCCCATGACGCTCGAATGGTCCGACGACGGCGGCCACACCTGGAAGACGCCGCTGACAATTACCGCCGGGGCGCTGAACGACTTCACCAAGCGGGTGATCTGGCGCCGGCTCGGAAAATCCAGAGACCGGGTCTGGCGGATCACCTCAACAGCAGCCATTCCGCACACCTGGATCAATGCCATTATCGATGTCACTAAAGGAACGGCCTGAGTTTGCGCGAACGTTCTATTTTCTGAAGCCTGAAGGGAGCGAAACCCTGCGGTTTCTCTCCCTTCCAACCCACTCTTCCCTGATGTTAAAGACAATCGAGCATACAGAGGCGCGCTTGCCGCAGCCGCCGCTCCCCTCCAAGGAGACGAAGTGAAAATCAGGTACCGTATCGCGACCGCGGCAGTGGGCGTGGCGCTCCTGGTTGTGTTGTCCGCCCTGCCGATAGGGGGCGCACGGACCTACAAGGTGCTCGTGAAGTGGCAGGATAACGCGAATCCGTCCGGAACGACGTACCTGTTGTATCGAGCCGTGGGTGCTTGCAGCGCGACTTCGCAATTCTCGCAAATTGCGGCGACAACTAAAAAGAGCTATACGGATTTGCTCAAGCCCGGAGACTACTGCTTCCGCTGCACGGCGATAGCGAAGGGGCTTCCCGAATCCGCGCCCTCGAATCTGGTCACCGTCAGAAAGGCGGACTTCTAGTGAAATCCTTACTGCTATTCTTTGTTGCGATCCCCGCGTTCGCACAGGTTCACAGCGCCACACTCTCCTGGAATCACGCAGACCCAGCGGCGACGTTCTCGATTTATAAGGCATCTGGACCGTGTTCGAGCAGTCCGGCGTTCGCAAAAATTGCCAGTGGCATCACCGTCAAAACGTATCAGGATTTGGCCGTGGCGACCGGAGCCTACGCCTACGTCGCCACCGCAACGGTCGCGGGCGCGGAGAGCGTCTATTCCAATTGCGCGGATGCCCTTGTCCCGGCGTTTGCGCCGACTGGGCTCTCTGCCGGACCTGTTGCCAATGGGGCCGTGCCGCTGACGTGGGCGGATCCGCAGGTTGGCGCGACGTGGAGCGTCTATCGTTCCCCCAGCGCCTGCAACCAGACGCCGACGTGGGCCAAGCTCGTTGGCGGCCTGACGACGCGAGCATACAGCGATTCTACCGTTCCGATGGGCAGTTCCTGCTATGGGGTCACCGCCACATTGAACGGAGTAGAGTCTCCCATATCCAGCAGCGTGACCGTAACCCGGTCCGCTGCGGCCCCTACCGGGTTGACGGTGCAGGTACAGTGATTTCCCACCACCATGTCTAGAGCCATGGAATACGCGGGCTTGGGGACGATGCAATTGCGGCCCTTTAAGCCCGGCCAGTTGCTTCACCGTCGCGTTCAGCAGCCGCCGCGCGAACTCCCACTGCTGACCACGCGGCAGGCGCAGGTTGTCGCGCTGGTGCGGGAGGGTATCCACTCCACAAAGGAGATTGCGTTTCGCATGGGGTGGACGCCTCAAAGCGCGAAAGTGATGCTGGTGCTGCTCTATCGGAGACTGCAAGCGAATGGCTACGGCGTGGACAACTTGACCTCGCTAGCCATCTGGGCCTTCGCTCCAGAGGTTCTCCGCAGGGAAGAAAAGGGTTCTAGGAAAAAGGAACCGTCCGGTTCCGTTTCCCTGGAGCTTCAACCGTAAAGCAATTCTCGACAGTTTAGGCCCATGCCCGCACCTGGCGCAGTCACTTTCACTCCCTTCGTGGACATCTACGGGATGCTCTCGCTCAAGGACATCCGGGTCTCCTCGTGGGAGGACGACAGCGGTTCGAACGGAGACGTAGCCCCTTACGTTCCGCTGAGAACCCCGCTCTTCAAGAGCCGCATCGACCCAACTTCGGGCGCTCCCGCCCAAGATCAACGCAATGTGTTTGGAGCATCGCAGGATGCCCGCATAGAGGCCGGCGCAAACCTGACGCGCACCTGGGTACTGTTCTTCGAGAAAATCGCCGAGTTGCTCAAGCGAGTGGTCAGCCGTTCCCGGCGCCTGCATGCGCTGGTTTGCTACATCGATGAGACCGAGACGGATCAGGTGTGGGCCGAGATTCAAGCGGTGGACGCTTCGACCGACCCCATTGTTGTGGGCAATCTGATACCGCCGCCGCTGCTCCGCTCCTTGCCCCAGACGGACGCCTCTCCCTACCCACGTGACTGGGTGGTAGGCGATTACGTGGTCTGGAACGATCCCGAGAGATCCGCGGTGGACCTGACCCGCCGGCGTTATGAGTGCGGTCAGATCACGGCCATCTCCGACACGGGAGACTGGACAATTCGGCGCCACTGGCCCGAATCGACTCCCGGGAACCGCGCCACCTTCGGCAGCTACATGGAAGCGCATCCGGCGGTACGCCTCTACCGGATTGAGGTTGCCCACTTCACCTATGAGATTGTCGAAAACGCCTTCATGGTGGACAGCGATGGGAACCGCTCGGGAGTTCCAAAGCGCTGGGACATTGTACTGCCGCATGCCGCAGTCGTGGCCGTGTACATGGCGGCCGAAAACAGCACCGGGATGGGCCCGGCCACCGAAGTGAATTGCAGCTACCCGTACACGAGCATCAACCCCGCCTTGCTCCCTCCCGCTCCCGGGCTCCGGACTCACGTGGGGGCCGCGTACTGGTTTGAAGAGCCGGGAACCATTGCGCTGCGCACCCGGCCGGAAGGCTTGACGTTCAATTTCTACCCGACACTGCCCATCCGGATTCAAGACTGGGCCACCATCCGGACCATGTACGGGTTTCTGGGGACTCCCTCCGGCGACCTCACCGTCCGAGTGAAGATACTCCGTGCCTCCGAGCGGCTTCCAGACGTTCAGCTTTACGATCCCAGCCAGCCCTGGCGGGACCTCGAGGACCTGGTCTGGGCCAGCGGGGAGATTTCGAGCGCAGACAAGGGGCCCGGCTGGACAGCCCCTGGAACCAGCAACCCGCCCCGGGAGCGCCGGATGCCGTACTGCGAAAACGACCTGTTCTATTGGGACCCCGAGGACGTGGGCGATCCAGACTACGTCAAGAAAGCTTGGCCGGTACCGGTGATGGAAGCCGACGCCTGGCTGACCTTTGACATTGTCTCGATGGCCGGGGCTCCGGCGGACATCAGTGTGGTGGTGCAGACATGAGCAAGACCGTCTTTAATGTGTCCGCCCTAACCAGACCCGATCCCACGGCCAGCGATGCGGAGAAAGCTACACACTTTCTCGCGCAACTGCGCGTCCGAACTTTGGAAAGCCTGCAAACCCTCCACGTCGTTGCAATACCCGATGCCGCCTACTGCCTGGATCTATCCCTACAGCGGCTGGACCTCGATGCGTTAAACCGCGCGTGCATCGACAAGCTGCTGTCCATGCCGCGCGACGAGGTGCTTCCCGCCGCCGCCGATTCCTTCTGGTCGCAGACCTACCCGCACGCCCACATCCGATGTCTCAAGCGCTACGTGATTCGGGTGCAGGGCAGGGGGGGGACTTGGGTAGGGGTGATGGTCATGGACGGCGCAGCGATGGGCTTTGACGGGAAAGGATTTCCCCATGGCCTGGATTAACGGACCAGCCCTGCTTTTGCAGGCACCCACTTGGCCGATGCTGCTGGGGTCAACCGATTCCGGCCCCTGGCAGAACGTCTCCACGGGAAAATTCTACTGCGCGCTGACCTATTACGATCCCGTTGCGGGTGACCGGTACTTTCGAATCTACCGTGCGGATGACAGCGCAACCAGCCCGTGGGTGTCGGTTCTCGATCTGCCGAACTACCGCAATGGCGGCACCCCTACGTTCGGATTCGACCCCTCCACCGGAATCATCACCGCGTACTACCCGATCACCCCGAGCGGGTATCGGTTGGGAGAATTCGACACCAACACGGAATCTTGGACAACCTTAGCAAGTTCTGGTGGCCCGACCGCGTTTTCGTACCTGCAGGTTCAGAGATGCGCAGACGGTTCCACCCTGTTGGCCTATAACGGTGGCTCGCCAGCGCACACGTTGGGCCAACGCTACGCATCTGGATGGGGCGCCGTCTTCGACATTGCATCAGTGAGCGCCCCCCCTTTGGGCACGGCCGCGGACGGGAGCATCGTATATGTGCTCTACCGGGAAGCGGCCAGCACGACGGCCAAAATCGCCAGGGTGCTGGCGGACAACACGATTGATTGGACGGTGACCGTCGCAAACTGGCCCTCCCTCCCTTCTTACCTCAATAACCTGTTCTTACAGCTTCACGACGGCCCGCCACAGGAGTTTGTGGTGGGTAGTGCCGACAAGACGTGGACGGGTCCAGTTGCGGCCGACGCGACGTTTACCGAGGCTCCCGTACTAGGTGTTCCGGCTGGCGGGACCTCTTTAGATTATTCAAGGAGCATCGTCCGCCGCCCCGATGGGGTTGTATGGCAAATCTGGAATGTTCAAGTTGTCACGTGGGTAGGAGAGGTTGCCACCCTAACCTTCGACGGCATGTACGCCCGGCAGTACCTGGGCGGGAACGCGTGGGGAGCCGATCAAGTCGGAATTGATTTCGTCGAGCATCCGCCGGACATGCCCCCCGCGTTCACTCCACCTGGCTTTCCGGACGGCCCATATCTGTATCAGTACAGCCACGCCCAATGGACGACGCGAGGATCGAACGCCGGCTTCGGGATCATTTGTGACTTTCTCGTCAACGACACCAACCTGACCTGTACTATTTTCTTCAGCGAATTCGACGCTATCCCCGAAGTTCCGCCGGTTGTGACGGCCCTGCGCTCCCGCACCTGCTACTACAAGCCCTTTTTTCCACCGCGATGATCCGAACGGCGCTGCCGTGACCCAATTCGAGCGCACCAACGACATGGAACTCGTTAGGAAGATTCTCGCGCATCCCAGGCTGTGGGATCACATGACGGACGACTTCTGTCCGACCCGCGAAGAGTTCACGCCCGTCAATGACCCGCTGGTCTGGTACGTTCTCGCGACGGATGGCCCTGACGTGCTGGGCTTGTTTCTGTTCAGCCCCCAGAACGGAATTTGCTGGGACGCACACGTCTGCATACTGCCGCACGCATGGGGAGCCCGAGCGCAACAGGCGGTCCGGGGCGTGATTCAGTGGGTCTTCGACACGACGCCCTGCCGCCGGATCGTAGCCTCGATCCCCGAGTACAACCGCCTGGTGCTGCGCTTCGCGGAGCGCGCCGGGTTTGAGGTGTTCGGGGTGAATCGGAGAAGTTTCCAGAAAAACGGCAGGTTGCAGGACCAGATCATGTTAGGAATTTCCAAATCGGAGGTGGTGTGACATGCCGCCAATCGTAATTGCAGGAGCGATTTCAGCCGGAGCTTCTATCGGTGGGGCTCTCATTAACAAGAGTTCCGCCAATAAGGCGGCCGAGATTCAGGCCGAAGCCGCACGCAAGGCAGACGAGGTCGCCAACAAGCAGGCGGGCTACGTGGCCGACACGGGTTACGGCCTGGCCACCAACCTGCGCGACGCGGGCACCGCCAACGAGCAGACGCTGCAGCAGGTATCGGGAACCGGCGAGAAAGCGCTGTCCCCGTACCTCGAGGCGGGCACGTATGGGGTGACGGCGCTCAAGGACCTCGGTCAGAACTTGAACAAGCCGGTCACAATGGCCGATTTACAACTCGACCCCGGCTTCCAGTTTCGGATGGAGGAAGGGCAGAAGGCGCTGGAGCGCTCGGCCTCAGCTCGAGGAGGTCTGCTCGGCGGCGGAACCCTGAAATCCCTGGCGCGCTATTCGCAAGGCGTAGCTTCGGACGAATACCAGAAGGCCTTCGACCGGTACCAGACCGACAATGCCGCGCGCTTCTCAAGGCTGTCCACGCTCACAGGTGTCGGGCAGAACGCCACCGGCAGCCTGCTGGATCTGAGCAAGTGGTACGGGACCAGTTCCACCGGCAACCGCACGGATACCGAATCGAGAGCTGCCAGCCTGGCCATGGGCGGAGTGACCGGGGCGGCCGATCTGCGCATGAAGGGGGCTGAGGCCGGCCTACAAGGAGCGAACGCATCGGCAGCCGGCACCGTGGCATCGGGCAACGCCTGGGCGCAAGGATTGAGCGGGGCGGGCTCGAGCATCTCGAACGCCATCCTGCTCTCTCAGATGCTGAAGCCGCAGACGCAGCCAATCAATATCTAATTGAAGCCACCAGGGGCGAGACCCGGCGGTCTCTCCCCCGGTACCCCCTCGTCCCTGATCTGCTCCGTCCGAAGGGAGAAAAAGGGTTTGGGAAAAGGAACCATAGGTTCCGTTTCCCGAGGCCCCACTTGAAAGAGGCAATCTTTATGGAACACAAACGCAGTTTCCCACGGGCCATTCTTGGCCTGATCGCGGTTATGGTCCTGTCGGTAGTCGCACTGAACTGGCAGACCCTGGCCCAGAGCACCGGGCAGTCGGCCATGTACGCGCAGATCTTCAAGACCCAGACGTCGACGGGCCGCAGCCTGATCTTTGTAGATGCCCGGGGAGTCGGCGCGACCAACCACGTCTTCACCTGGACTACGGCTGGAGTTCCCAGCGGCTGCACCCTGCTCATCGAATCGAGTCTGGATGCCGTCACCTGGACCACGGCGAGCACCCAGACCTGCACCTCGAGCGGGAGTGTGACCCTCGCAGATGCCAGTTATTCCTTCCTGACCGCGAATCTGAGCGTGCTGACGGGCGGCTCTACGCCGTCGATCGACGTGGCCTATCGCGGGTACCTGCCGGGGCAGGGCGTCCCCGTGCGCCCGGCGGAAGGCGGGACCGGCAGCACAACCGCCTTCACGGCGGGCTCGGTGCTCTTCAGCGGAGCCTTGGGTGTCTACACCCAGGACAATGCCAACTTCTTCTGGGACAACTCAAATAAGCGCCTGTGCCTGCTGGCGGCCGCCTGTTCGAACACTCTCGACGTTGGCAACGGCAAGTTCTCGGTGACTTCGAACGGGCTGCTCACGAGCTACGACGCCACCCTGCGTGCGCGCGTGGCCGGGAGCGTGGCCAGCACGGTAACAGGGGCAGCCTCCCAGACCGCCGCTCTCAGCGAGTGGAAGAACAGCGCGGGAAGCGTGCTGGCGAGTGTCACGGCAGCCGGGGTGATCACCCCGACCTCGGGTATCGCGGGGACCGGGAAGTCCCGGTTCTCGACCGTGCCGATTGGCTTCACCGCCTACGGCTCCTTTGGAACCAACACAACTCTGGTTGCCGGAACGATCTATTGGGCCGAGGTCTTCATCCCGCGCAACGTCACCCTCACGGGGATCGGCGTCTTGAACGGCGCGACCGTGGGCACCGACAAGTGGATTGTGGGGCTGTACGGATCTGCGGGTGGCGCCGTGTTGGCCAACAGCGCCCTGGCCGGAGCGACTGCGAGCGGCGCGGACGCCTTCCAGGAGCTGGCTTTCACGGCGACCTATGCGGCGGTCGGACCGGCGCGGTACTGGATCGCATTTCAATCCAACGGAACCACCGCCAAGATCCGCACGATTGCGGTGAACACGTTTGTGGATGTGCTGACCGATAGCGATACAGGATCGTTTGGGATACTGACGGCTTTGACGGCGCCGACCACGTTCACAGCGGATTTGGGACCCATAGCCTACGTGTACTGAGCGATTAGAGGCCGAAGCCTCGGGGACGAAACCCGGCGGTTTCTTCCCCAAACCCCTTCATCCCTGATCGCAATGCCCAAGCTCAAAGGCGTCAGCAACTCCGAGGGCCAGCGTCTGGGCTACATGATGGAGTGCCCCGGCTGCGGCCAGTGGCACGTCATCTACACCGAACAAGCCAACGACCTCAAGGCCCGCTGGACCTTCGACGGAAACATGGAGAAGCCCACCTTCCACCCTTCCATTCTGTGCCGCTGGACCGAAGGCAAGGAGCAGGTGAAGAAGGTCTGTCACTTCTTTGTGCGCGCGGGCAAGATCGAGTTCTGCGGCGACTCGACACACGCGCTGGCGGGTAAGACCGTAGATCTACCGGACTGGAGTTAACTGCTAATGCCAATCCCAGAAATGCTTTGGTGGCTGATCGTCGCGCACGCCCTCTGCGACTTCCCGTTGCAGGGCGACTTCCTGGCGCGCGGGAAGAACCACCGCGCTCCGATTGCCGGGGTGCCCTGGATTATCTGTCTCTTCTCCCACGCGCTGATTCACGGCGGAGCGGTGGCGCTCGTGACCGGCAGCGTCTTACTCGGAGCGGCCGAGACTGCCGCACACGCCTGGATTGACTGGGCCAAGTGCGACGGCCGCTACGGGTTCGCGGTGGACCAAGGGCTGCATCTGCTGGTCAAGGTCGGGTGGGTGATTTGGCTGACGCGCTAGAACTCAGCCGTGCCGGTGCCGGCGAGCGCGGCGAGGAATCCATGGCGGTTCAGGGCTTCTTTTCATGGACACTTTCTTTCCCAATACAGGCTGGAAGCAGAAGGACGATTCAACCACTTCCGTGATTCGGAACTGTGTCGGGTCCTCAAAGAACGTAACAATGTCCCCAACATTGAGAAATGCCAGACCATTGACCTGGCAAGCAGTTCCCGGCGGAATACATCCGAGAGACGGGATGCCGGCTGCCGGTGCGGGCTGCGGCAGCAGTGGCGCGGCAATCGCGCCCGCCAGCGCTCCGATGAACCCGCGTCGATTCATAAACCCATTCTGCCACCGAAGGGAAAAGAAAGGTTCGGAAAGAGAAACCTCGGTTTCGTTTTCCGAGGCCCCCAGTAAAGGAACCGTGCCATGCCGATAGATCCATCCATCCCTTTGCAAGTGAAATCCTACCAGCCCCCGGACTTCATGGAGCAGTACGGCCAGGTGCTGAGCCTGCGCAACCTCCAGGAGCGCGGCAAGATGAGCGCCATCCAACTGCGCCAGGCGCAAGCCGAGGAGCAGCAACGCCAGCGTGACTTGAGGGATCAGCAGGGGATCGAGGCCTCCTACGTCAAAGCCGAGGGCGACCCCGACAAGTTCGAGGCTTTCGCTAGAGAGAGTGGAGTGTCCCCCAACGGCCTGTTGAAGGTTCGTGGCCTGGTGCTCGACCAGAAGACCAAAATGGAGACGCTCGATGAGAAACAGCGCGCCAACGCCCGGCAGCAGGCTGAACTTCGCGCCGGCTATATGGCACCGCTCTCTGCAGCCCCCCCCGAGCAGCGGCCAGCGCTGTGGGGAGTCACCCGGTCACAGGTGATTGCGGCGGGGCATGCCAAGGAAGATCAGATCCCCGTCGATTACCCCGGCGATCAGGTTTTCGAAATCGAATATGCCGGAGCCCTGGGAACGAAGAACTACCTAGAGCAACTGGACAAGAGGGCGCAGGAACAGCGCAACCAGGCCGAGGAGACCCGCAAGGCAGCCGAAGAGGGGCGCAAAGCGGAAGAGTACGGGGTGAAACTCCCCGGCACGCGCGCGGACGCAACCGGGAAGGTTCGCCAGGACGCCGCCGCACGGTTGGCCGCGGCGGGCTCAGCCGAGGCTTACCGCACGATCTGGGAACAGTTGCCGGCGGGAGTAGCGCGGGACTTCGACCCGCCCGAGACGTGGGACGCGAAAAAGACCCCGGAGCGGTCTCGCCAGTTTGGTATGACGCCCACCGAGCAGGCTACCTCGCTGCGTGGGAACCGGCCCGAAGTGCTGCGCACCCCCGAGGGGACGTATCTGACCGATGTCGGTACGGGAGAATCCATCGAAGCCAAGACTCCCGCCGGAGGCCCAATCAAAGCAATCACTGGGGTTCCGCGCACCGCCGAAGGGTTTACACCAGGCGAAGCGGCCCGCCGGCTCGATCAAGGCATGGCTGAAGCCGACAGGGCGCAGGTGGAGGAGCAGGAGCAACACCAACTCCGCATCCGCGCCGGGAACGTCATCAAACTGATTCGAGACGCGCAGAAGGCCGGCAAGCCCACCTACACTGCCGCCGATGGTAGGGAGTATCCCGCGACCAATGAGCAAGCCAAGTTGCTCCAAACCGAGTTCGATGCGGCAACCCAGAGAGTCACCGCCCTACAGCGCAAGCAACGGGATCTTCGCCAGAAGTTCAAGGTGGGAGAATTCTCCGAGCAACCCTCGGCCAGGGTCCCGCTCTCCCAAACCGGCACACCTCCGCCGGTTGCGGCACCTCCCCCGGCGGCGCCCGGACGTGGCGGGGTCCCTGCGCAGACCCCGCCCGCCCCGGGCCGGGGAACCCCGGCACCGGCCGCGCCCGCAAGACCCGGCAAAATCCACGTGCGCCTGAAGGACGGGCGCCCCGGCTGGATCATCCCTGCCGAGTTTGACGACAAGACCATGACCAAGCTCTAGCATGCCCCTTACCGATACCCCCGACAGCTTCGTGCCCGACGTTCCGACCCCGGAAGAGGTCGAAGCCGAGTTGCGCGCGGCTGCCAAAGCCCACGGCCTCGACGAGGACCTGGCGCTACGTGTGGCCAACCGGGAAAGCCGGCTCACGCAGTCCGCCACCTCCCCTAAAAAGGCGCGCGGAGTCATGCAACTGATGCCCGAGACAGCCAAAACCCTGGGCGTCGATCCAGAGGACTGGCAGCAGAACATCCAGGGTGGGGTGAAGCTCCTCAAGAGTAATCTTGACTACTACAAGGGCGACACCAGGAAAGCGCTCGCGGCTTACAACGCCGGACGCGGACCCGTCGACAAGTACAACGGCGTTCCCCCCTACAAGGAAACCCAGGAGTATGTGGATAACATCCTCGGCAAGCCCGTAGCCCCGCCGCCGAGTTTCGAGCCGGATCCGCCCAGCTTCGAAGCGGACCAGCCGGTCACCATCCCCGGCCTACTTAAACCGGGCAATATCGACCTCACCGCCAGGCCCGTTCATAAGAACCCTGATGGCACAACCTCAACAGTGCTTTCCATGAGGTTTGGCGAGGATGGCAAGGAAATACTGGTTCCCAAGGTCAGTGAGGATGGGACCTGGATACTGTCCGACGAAGAGGCGGTCGACACCTACCACAAAACGGGGAAGCACCTCGGGATCTTCAAGGATGTGCCCAGTGCGAACGCCTATGCGCAGCAACTCCACGAAGATTACGCCTCCGGAAGAATCAAGTTAAAGACCCCGGGGGCCGCTGACCCGCCCAGCTTCGAAGCGGACCAGCCGACTGCACTCCAGGTTCCCGCCCAGATCCCCAGCCGAGCCGAACTGGCCACGATGGGCGAGCGCTTGGGCGTCCTACGCATGACGCTCGATACTCAGGCCGAGCAGATGGCCCGCAACCGGGCCGCGCTCGAGGCCGAGGCCCAGCAGTTCACCCCCAAGACCCCTCCCGAGCAACTGGCGGCCTTCGACCAGAAGGTGAAGTTGCACAACCTGGACCTGGCCGAGTTCCAGAACGCGGTCGCCGGGCACGCCAAAGACATCGAGGCGTACAACGCCGGGACGGCGGCGTTCAACGAGAACCTTGGGCGCTATGACCAGGCAATGAAGGTGCCGCCGGGCACCCAACGGACAGGACTCCCAGGAATGCCGCTCACCCGCATGCCGGTGCAGGTGCAGCCGAGCGGGGTGTTAGGCCTGGCTAAAGAGTCGCTGCCTTGGAAGATTGCCAACACCCAGGCATTCAAGGCGCTGGGATTGCCCACCACCGCCGACGCCTACGACTATTCGGTGGAGGCTGCGAAGAAACTTGTAGCGAAGGTGCTGGGTGAACCGAGCGAAACCACCGCCAGGAAGCACCCAGGCGTGGCAGCAACCCTCACATTCGGCGCGCGCGTTGCCCGCCTGTTCCCTGAAGTGGCCGACTTCATCCTGACGCCGGCGGGGACGGCTACGGCCATCGCGACCGCGGTCGCCCCTCCGGCGGTAGTCGCAGGTGTGGGCGCCGCCTTCAGCACAGACATCGCCCTGAAGGCGAATGACGCCATCGAAGTAGCCCGGACCAACCCGACTCCCGAGAATATCGGGGAGGCCGTCAAGCTGTCGGCTATGGCTCTCTTGCCCTTCCTGCGGCCGGCGGCCGAGTTGGGCCGGAAGGTCGAACGCGGGATCGAACAGCACAACGTCCAGGCGGCCCAACTGGTGGAGCGGGAGCGCACCCAGGGGTTAGGAAAAGAATGGGGGCAGGCCATCCTTGGGGAAGAGCCGGTCCGCGTCGAGATTGCGGGGAAGTCCCACACTATTCAGGCGCTGGGCGGGAATCCTGTTGCCGGTAGTGTCAGACCGCGTCCCACCTACCAAGTGGTGGATGATGCCACCGGCAAAGCCGTCTACTCGGGAGAAGCTCCGGCGGTCCAAGGTTATCTCGAACAGCAGCAGGCAGTTCGAGTCGGCGGGCTCGTAACATCTGTCGACCAGATCTCAGCGCAACTCGATACTGAGTATTCCAAAGCCGTGGCCGACCGCGCGGTGGCCCAATCGGTTCGGGACCAGATCAGACAACTTCAGAAATTCTCGCCCGAGCAACTGAAGGCCGAGCAAGCCAAGGGCAAGGTCATCCTGGACCACGAGGCCGAACTCAACCAAAAAGGCGTAGCGGGGCTCTCGGAAACAGACCTGGTGGAGGTCCAACAGCACCTCCAGATGGTCGATGATCTACTCGCCGGGAAGCCCATCAGCGACAACTTTGCCGAACAGGCCGTCAAGGAAGCCGACGCACATATCTCCGAAATTCAGAAGAAACGGGCACAACTCGGAGCCGAAGGCACGAAGCTCCCACAAGCGCAGCGGCCCGCCGCCCCCGGGCCCGCCGCTCCCGCCGTGATCGCCAAAGGCACCACCGTCGCCGGCGGGAAGATCACGGTCACCGAGGTCAAAGGCGGCAAGGTCGGCTTCGAAAAGACCATGCCCGGCGGCCAGAAGATCCGCGGAACCATGCCGATCGAAGCCTTCCGGTCCCAGTTTCTTGCGACGTCGCAGCCTGTTCAGCCGCAGCCTACTGCTCAGCCGAAGCCTCGGGAGACGGAACCTACGGTTCCTTCTCCCAAACCCACTTTTTCCCTTTCGGAAGCCGAGCAGGCGCAGTACGACCAGGTCGCGGAGTTCGCCCGCACCGCCGGAAAGCCGCTCACCGACAAGTTGCTTTGGGAGAAGTTGAAGATTCCGCGCCACGAGGGCGCAAAGATCCTCGCGGTGATGAAGCAGCAGGGAGCGCTGGACCAGCAGGGGCAGCCGCAAGCTCTTTCGCCGCAGCCTGTTGTTCAACCGCAGCCTCCAGGGGCGAAACCTGCGGTTTCTCCCCTAGCAACCCCTCTTCCCTTGAACGCCGCCCCGGTCGGCCAAGCCTACCAGGGCGAGCTGGCGGGCGACTGGTCGCCCTACTACCGGACCATGGCCGAGGCGCAGGCCGCCGGCGCGAAGAACGTGCAACTCGGGGCGGCTCCGGAGGTATGGAACGGGCAGAAGTGGGCGGGGGCGGTATCAAATGATGCCAAGCAGCAGGCTCAGCCGCAGCCTCCAGGGGCGAAACCTGCGGTTTCTCCCCTAGCAACCCCTCTTCCCTCCGAACCCCAAACGCCCGCCCTTGAGGCGCTGAAGCGCCAAATGTCGGACTTCTACAGACGGCGCGTGCGCGTGAACGACCGCACCTTCGTGGGGGGCGTCTACAATCCCAATCGCTCCGAAGAGGAACGCCAAAGCATTGACGCCCAACTAGAAGAGATTGATTCCGAGGCGCGCAGTGTTCTGTCGAAGGTCCCACAGAACGACTTGCCCGAGCTAATGAGCGCGGACAACCGGATGCGGGTCCTTGAAGGGGACAATCCCCTAACCCGAAATGACAGAGGAGGCCCTGACTGGGCAGCGCAGGAATGGCTGAACCGGATTGTCGAGGTGACGCCGGAGCGCGCCGCATTGTCTGCGCCGACAAGCACCCCAGCCCCAGCAGGTAAGCAGATTGCCGCGCCCCAGCCCCCCGCTGTGCGCGCGCCGGCCCCCGCCGAGACTCCAGCATCCTTCGAGCCGGACACACTGCCCAGGAGCCTGGAACTGGAGCAGAAGCACGGTCTCTCACCCGCCGAGGCAGCCGTCATCAACCATGCGCTCGACCGCCTGCCCCAGGTTCGCAAGGACTACTCCAGCGCAGCGGAGGCACTTCAGAAGGAAGCCCTGCGGCTGGCGGCGCCGGCGAACGTCCCGCTCGACAAGATCGCCAACATCAAGTTGCTCAAGCGCATCCTGGCGGACTACCTCGACCCCGAGCAGTTTAGAGCCGCAGAGGCGCAGAACAAGGAACCCTGGCAGATGACGCGGGAGGAGTTCACCGCCCCGGTGCGTGAGGATCTGGCTCGTTGGAATTCGTCCTTCGATGAGTTGCGCGCCAAGAGAGGCGGGACTCGCGGACAGACCCCAGCACAGGCTCTCTTTGATGCGAAGCAGAAGCACGAAGAGGGAAGAAAGCCCTACCTCGAACGTATCGCGGAGACAGAGCAACTTCATGAGCGGAACATTCGCCGTGCGGTTGCAGACGGTAAACCCGTTCCGGCCGCAGTCCTAGCCGAGTACCCCGATCTGAAGCCCGCGCAAGCACTCGACCCCGACCAAGTCTACCGACGCGCACAGGCCGAGATGGAGCGGCGCCATCTGAAGCAGGGGCTGGAGCAGTTAATCGCCCTCGACCCCGACAACCCGCGTGAAGACGATCTTGGAGTTGGCAACGATCTTGAGGACGTAACAGGAAACCTGCAAAGCATCGGCTTCTCCAGACCGGAGATCCAGGCCGTACTGGAAGGCCGCCGCCAGCGGCTCCAGGCGCACCGTGAGCAATCCGCGCGCGCGGCTGAAGCCATCAAGCCGGCGATGCCTGGGGGCGTGGTCTATGAAGCGGTGGGCAAGGCTGTGGGCGCTTCGCGCGATAAGAAGGACTCCCAGATGTTCGTGTGGCGCACGGACAGCGAGAAGCAGGGCTACGAGTTCCTGAACGCGCTGGGCAACAACCTCCAATATGGCCACAAGGATCTGCCGGCCGCCATTCGCGCGGTAGCCGAGCAGAACCCAGATTGGACGGATCTATCAAAGACGGCTCTCACTGCGCTCGGAAGGGAAGAAGTGGTCTCGGAGAAGAAACCGCAGGTTGCGTCTCCGGAGTCTCAGCCGAAAGAAAAGCCCACCGAGTACGACTTCGCCTCCACCCAGGTGAACCTCCCGCCGGAGATCGCCCAGGCCATGCAGGAGTTCAACGCCCAGATCCCAGATGAAGACCTGGCGGTAGAGGCGGGAGCCAAATACGGCGGGGAGACAGCCGCCAAGGGCCGCGAAGAACAGTCGCACGTCACCCTGCTCTACGGAATCAAATCCGAGAACCCGGACGCTGTGCGCAAGTTGCTGGAGAACCAGCCGCCCATCACCCTGAAGCTGGGCAAGACCTCGGTGTTCGCAGGAACCGACAACGGCGATGTGCTCAAAATCGACGTGGAATCAGAGGATCTGGAGCGGCTCAACAAGCTGTTGAAAGACAACCTGGAGTTCACCGAGACCCACCCAGGCTACAAGCCCCACGCCACGCTGGCCTACCTCAAGGTGGGGAAGGGCAAGGAGTGGAGCGGCAAGGACGTGCCGGGAGTCACCGGGAAGACTGTAACCCTGGACCGGATTGCATTCTCGGACAAGAGCGGGGAGCAGACATCTATCCAATTGAAAGGTGAGAAGCCGCAGACTACTCCTAAGCCGCAGCCTCGGGAGACGGAACCAACGGTTCCTTCTCCCAAGCCCGCTTCTTCCCTTTCGGAAATCCCGAAGCCGAAGGCCTACACCTTTGCCAATCACAAGTTCATGTCGGCGAAGGACAAGCAACTCACCTTCAAGGCGTGGATCACCTTCCTCCGCAACGGGCTACAACAGAAGGACTTCACCAAGCGGCTGTACGAGCAACTCCACCAGCACATGGGCTTCATCGCCCACTACAACATCAACGGGTTCTACGAGGAGTACTTCCTGCACGGCGAGGACACCGAGCGGTTCATTCAGCACTTTGACCTGGCCGACCACCGCTACGGTCCGGACTCCACCAACGGATTCTGGATGAATAGTGACACCGCCAAGGATTTGAACCGCGCCATGGTGGATGAGGCGGCGCCGTATCTGCCCGGCCTGTTGGAGAAGGCGGCGGCGGGCCAGAAGGCCGAAGACCTGGCGGAAGCGCAACGGCTCCAGGCGAAGCACGGCGCGCCGGCGCCGGCGCCGGTTGTCACCCATAAACTTCAGGGCGGAGGGATCGTACAGGAGTTGAAGTCTCCGGAATTGCGTTTTCAGAAGAACGACCACGTTCGCTGGACCGACAAAGACGGAAATGCCAAAGAGGGATACGTCAGCCGCGTCGAGGGTCACCTGGTTTTCATCGGGACAGAGTCAGATCAGAAGTTCGGGATGTTCCGCCCGGTGATGGCGAGCAAGGTCGAACTGATCGAGGATGAGGGCGACACCCCCACTCCGAAAAGGGATGAAGGGGTCGAGGGGAAGCAACCGCAGGTGGCGTCCCCTCGGGCTCCAGCCAAGACAGAAGCGCCCGCCAAGACCGGAGATATCGAGCGCCAGATCACCGAAGCTGAATCCGACTTGGCCGCCGCCCGTAAGCTCTACGAGGGCACCGAAGACGGAACACTCGACCAGGAAGAAGCCATCCGGGAGATGCACCAGGCGCTGGCCGAGGTGAACCGCCTCCAGGCCGAAGCCGCCAAAGAGAACCCGCTCCTCACCGAACAGGCCGAAGGCCGCCGTCAGACCATGCCCCCGATGCCCAAGGGCAAGGAGAGCCACTGGCAGCAGTTGATGGACGACTCCTCCGACCTGGGGGCCACCGCCGGCGAGGAGTACGTCGTTGACTACGGCCTATGGGTCGAGCGCGGCAAACCGGCAGGCAAGGAACCCGAGAAGCCCAACGCCGAGCGTGAGACCTCCATCGACCGCGGCGAATACCCCAAGGGTTGGCTGCGCCAGGCGGCCGCCGAGTTCCAGACCAGCTTTGATAAGGAAGTTGCCAAGGGGCTGAAGGAGATTGAGCAGGAGACCGCCAGAAACGCGGCGGGAGCGGCGGCCGACGCGGCGCGCGAGCTCGAGATCCGCAAGGCTGAGATTCAGGACCTGGCCGCCAAGTTGCGCGAGCACGCGAGCGGCGATCGCACCGACCTGGCGGAGCGCAAGCGGCTCGTCACCGCCGCCCTAGACCTGAAGACCGGCAAGAAGCTCAACGAGGACACCGATGCGCTCTGGGAGCAAGCAATCCGCCCGGCCATCGAGGCGATCCGTCGCGCCGCGGTGGACAAGATTGAGGGCAAACAGATCACCCCTGACACCCCTGTCTGGGAGATGCGACCAGCGCAATACCTGGAGCACCGGCGCGAACAGGCGTTGCAGATTCCAAAGGGCAGCTTCCTCGAGCGCGAGCCCGGGGAGTGGCGCACCGAGTTTCTGGTAACGCTGTCCAAGGAGGAACTTGGGGTATTGCTCCGCCTCAACGGTCTCCCCATAAACGGCACCAAAGCCATGATGGTGCAGCGCTTCCAGGATGCCCGCGCGTTGCGCAACCAGTTCGAGGGCAAGACGGCGGAGCAGATCGAAGAGGAGATGACTGGCGCGGAGATCGACCGCGCGCTGGAACAACTCGGGGCGGGGAAGTACGGCAACAAGCTGACGCGGGCCGGGACAATCCTCGGCACCATTCAAAGCCAGCGTAAGAAGGGCGAGAGCGTCCTGGCTGAATTCAACTATCAGCGCGCCATCTATCGGGCAGTGGGGAAAGGCCAGCCGGTCCCCGAGGAGATCCAGAAGAAGTACGGCGCCTTCCAGACAATCGAGGATGTTGCCGCCGCAATTCCAGAAGAGGGGACCGCGGAACCAGACAAGAAAATCAGGATTGGCGACCGGGTCACATGGAAGGGATTCGACAAGGTTGTACGGGTCGGCACGGTCAGCCACATTCGCCACCACATAGAGAACGGCCGGGAGCGCAATACGCTGGAGATTGACGGCGACGACCATGGCCGCTACTTCCCTGACGACGTCGACGTCACGAAAGTAGCCGCCGAAACCAGGGATGAAGGGGGCGCGGGGGAAGCAACCGCAGGGTTGCGTCCCCAGCAGGCTCCGGCAGAAACACCCGCCGAACCGACGGAATACGCCTTGTCGGGCGACACCTACCGCTTCAAGAACATCATCCGGGCCCAACTGCAAGGCAAGTGGAACGGCAAAGAAAAGGTGTGGATTATCCCCGCCAGCCAGGTGGAGGCAGCCCGGAAACTCTCAAAGAAGATCGAGGTGAAGCCCTTCGGGCAGGTGAAGACAGCCCCCGCCCAGCCGCCCATGGACGAGCAGACCGCCTCGGCCGTCATCCAGGATCTGGTCAAGACCATCTCCGAAGCCCAGGAAGAGGTGCACTTCGCGCAGAACGACAAGGACACCGACAAAGGCGCAAGCACTCAGGCAAACGAGGCCAAACTGGCTACGGCCGTCAAGGATCTGCGGAGCGTGGTAACGGAAGCCAAGAAGTACTTGGACTTTCCAAACGCACCGGAGAGCGATAGGGAAGCTTTGCGGACTCAACTCTACCGCGCCGAGCAAAACCTCAGAGGATATGAGCGCCCCGGCCCCTCCATCAACCAGACCATCGAAGCCGAGAAGTACGTTGAGAAACTGACGGGTCCCGAGCAGACCTACGCGGCGAAGTACAAGGACTACTGGCTGGGAAAGATCGCCGAAGAGCCTCCCTACGTCGGCGTCCACATCAACCCGCTGCGCGCTGAAGGCATCCGGACACATCTAAAACACGTCCTCGGAAAACGGGTAGAGGTTACCGGCGGGCCGGAAGCTACGAAGCCCGCGACCGAGACGCGCGTCCCCAAGTGGGGCAACCTCACAGAATTGGAAGCTGAGCTGCTCCGCGGCCTCAATAGACCACAGCCTATTGGTGATCTCTTTGATTCGATCGGTCAGCATTGGCCTGATTCCGAGAAAATCAAGGTGCTTCATGCACTCGACAGCCACGGTCTGGTAAAAGCCATCCACGGCGGCGGGTACGAGCGCACCGAGGCGGGCACCGTCGCAATCGGCAAAGGACCGGCGGAAGCGTATCTTCCGAAGGGGACCGCGCCGGCGCCTGCACCGAAGGGCAGCTTCAAATACGAGTTCCAGGTGCACGGCGAAGGCGGCAAGTGGAGCGACAACGCCCTGCGCTTTGCCACCGAGAAGGAAGCCCAAGCAGCCGGAGATGAGCACCTTACGCGCTGGACCATGGCCGATGCGGTCCGGGTGGTGCCGTCCGAGGATGCGCCTAACTACCGCTGGGACGACGACCAGTACAAATCCGTCCGGCTGTCCGGGAAGGAAGAGGGGGTGCAGGGGGAGAAACCGGAGGTTTCGCCTCCTGAAGCGCCGGCCCCAACAGTTGAGGAAGCCCTGGCTATCATCGAGAGAAAAGGCTCAGCCCATTGGGAAGACACTACCATCAAGGTGGTTCCACACCCATCGGTTACCGGGATGGTCGACACCGATGGAACCAGCTTCTCAGTAGAAGTGACCCGGAATGGGGAGCGCAACATCATCGAAGCCGCCCCTCTGTCCCTGGAAGATGCCCAGAAAAAAGCTGCCCGGATGCTGGTGGAACGCGCAAAACTTCCGCCACTCGGCAAAAAACAGAGCATAATGGAGGCGGAGCAACCCAATGCCCCAGGTGGAATACAGCAGCCCGTTCGTTCAACTGGTGCTCGACCAGTGGAAGAACAACTTCCCGAAGGAAGCCGAGCGCCTGGAGAAGCAGGGAACGCTCCTCAAGTGGGCCGAGTACGCGACCAAGCGGGCGGGCGCGGTACACGAGCAGGCGCTGGCAAACGGAGCGAGCTACACCCAGGCGGAGGATCTGTCCCTACCCGAGTGGGGCCAGCCACCGACGTTGAACGATCCCTCCCTCCCCGTTCCCGAGACGTAGCCAACAACCGCCACGAGCACGACTTCCGCATTCCGGACCGGCGTGTCATTTCCGGATCCCCTGAAACCCGGGCGAAAGCCAACCTCGCAGCCATCCGCCTGTTGCGCGAAATCCAGCAAGACAACCGCGCCGCCACGGTCGAGGAGCAGGAGACCCTGGCGCGGTACGTCGGATGGGGCGCCGTTCCGCAGTTGTTCGCCGGCAACACCTCAGAGTGGAAGGCGCTCCAGAACGACCTGCGCAAGTCGTTGAGCGAAGAGGAGTACTCTCTCGCCCAGAATTCCACCAAGAACGCCCACTACACGGGAGATGAGGTGGTGGATGCCATGTGGGCCACGCTCGAGCGGATGGGCGCCACGCCGGGCATGAACTGGCTGGAGCCCGCGGTGGGAGTCGGGAACTTCTTCGGCCGGCAGCCGGAGGCCTTGCTCGCGGGTTCGCGACGAATCGGAATCGACAAGGATTCGCTTTCCGCACAGATTGCCACGCTGCTCTACCCGGACTCGGGCATCCAGAACCAGCCCTTCGAGGAAGCCGAACTCCCCAAGGACTACTTCGACGCCGCCATCTCAAACGTGCCCTTCGCCGATGTTAAGGTGCACGACCCTGAATTCCGCAACAAAATATACCTGAGATCGAGCGTTCACAACTACTTCTTTGCAAAGACTTTGGGCAATGTGAAGCCGGGCGGCATCGTGGCCTTCATCACTTCTCACTACACCATGGACGCCTACGGCCAAGAGGCCAGGGCTTTCCGGAAGTGGATCGCTTCACAGGCCGATTTCCTCGGCGCCGTGCGGCTGCCCTCGAACGCCTTCATGCAGAGTTCGGGCACCCACGTCATCACCGACATCGTCTTCCTACAGAAGCGACTGCCCAACGCTGCGCCCGCCGGCGAGGATTGGGTGGAGACGGTGAACAAGACGCTCTCCGGGCAGTGGGGCGTGTATCCCGTAACCACCAACGCCTACTACAAGCGGCATCCCGAACACCTTCTGGGAGAGGAGAAGCTGAAACGCGGCCAGTTCTCAGACCATGATTACTTTGTGGAAGGGGAACTGACGCCGGCCGCCCTGAAGAAAGCCCTCTCCAAGATCCCCGGCCAGTTCCAGCAATGGCAGACAGGGGCGACGGCCCCCCGGCGGATCGCCCTGCGGGAGATTCGCGCAGAATCCGACAAGGCCAAGCTCGGAGCCCTCTTCTTTGATGACAAGGGCGACCTGTTCCGCAAGACCAGCAAGGGATCCGCTGAGCCGATTCCCGTGAGTGCGGATGCCAAGCAGAAGATCAAGGGTCAGTTGGAATTGCGCAACGCCTACGCGGAGCTGCTCGAGCTCGAGCGCAAGGATGCCCCCGAGGCGGCGCTCGATAGCGCCCGCAAGCGGCTCAACCGGATGTACGACAAGTACGTCGCCGAGCACGGCCCCTTATCGAGCCGAAGCAACACGGAGCTGCTCAAGGGAGATCCGGACGCCCCGCACGTCGTCAGCCTGGAGCGCAAGTGGGACCCCAAGACGAAGACCGCCGAGAAGTCCCCGATTTTCAAGCGCCGCATGCTCCAGCCGCCCAAGGCCCTGGAACACACCGCCGACGCCAAAGATGCTCTTTACGTCTCCCTGAATCAGACCGGGCGGATTGACTTCGAGCGCATGGAGAAGTTAACCGGCAAGGGAAGCACCCAACTCCAGAGCGAGTTGAAGGGCATCATCTACCAGGACCCGACCAGCCGCGAGTGGGAGATGGCCGACGAGTATCTCTCCGGAGCGGTGCGCACGAAGTTGCGCCAAGCCCAGGCCGTGGCCAAATTGGAGCCCGAGTTTGAGGAGAACGTCAAGGCGCTCGAACAGGTGCAGCCCGACGACATTCCGCCGGCACAGATCAGGGTCGCACTGGGCGCAACCTGGGTTCCGATCGATATCTACACCGAGTTTGCAACGCACATTCTGAACAGCTCGACCGACACCCCGGTCCGCTACGTGGCGAACCACTGGCACGTGGATGAGCCCTACTACAGTTCCGCCCGGTCCAAGAGCCAGTGGGACACCGGCCGCATGAATGCCCACCAGATCCTGGAAGGCTCCCTCAACATGACGCGCCTCAAGGTCCACGACTGGGACAGCGATAAGAAGCGGGATGTTATCAACCAGCCGGAAACGGCCGCGGCGCAGGCCAAGCAGCAGGAGTTGCAGACCTACTTCGAAAGATGGCTTCTATCTACCGAGGCCGCGCGCACGGACCAGATGGTGCGCCTCTACAACGATGCGAAAAACGACCTCCGCCTCCCGACCTTTGACGGCTCCCACCTGACCCTTCCGGAAATCGTTCGGGATCCGCAGATTGTGACGGGCGGCGATCTGGCACCCCACCAGAAGAATGCCGTTTGGCGCGGCATCAAGCAGCGCAATGTGCTCCTGGCCCACTGGGTAGGAACCGGCAAAACCTTCGAAGGCATCACCATCGGCATGGAGCTGAAGCGGCTGGGTCTCATCCAGCGGCCGATGTACGTGGTTCCGAACGCCACCCTGGGCGGTTGGCAGTTGCAGTTCAACCAACTCTACCCGCAGAAGCGCGTCATTGTTTTCAGCGAGAAGGACCTGGAGAAGGAAAACCGGCGGGCCACTATCGCGCGCATCGCGGGCGGCGAGTGGGACGCGGTTGTCATGCCCGAGTCCAGTTTCCGGTTCATCCGCACCGGCGACGAGATCTTCAACCAGCATTTTCAGCGTCTCCAGGAAGAATTGGACACCTCCATCCAAGAGGCTGAGGGCGCCGGGATGGACACCCGGATGATTAAGCGCATGGAAAAGATGCGCGACAAGCTGCTCACGGCCCTGCAGGATAAGCGCAACGCGGAGCGGCAGGATCAGACCATCATCTGGGAGCAGTTGGGGATCGATTGGCTGTTCGTGGACGAATCCCACCACTACCGCAAGTTGGGGTTCTCAACCAAACAGCAGAACATCGCCGGCATCGATGTGAACGGCAACCAGATGACGTTCGACCTGCTCATGAAGATGCGGCACGTCCAGACGACCGGGCGCGGAGTGGTCTTCGCCACGGGTACACCGATTGTCAACACCATTGGGGAAATGTACTCTCTGATGCGCTACCTGATTGAGCCGGAAATGCAGGCGCGCGGCATCGGCCGCTTCGATGAATGGTCGGCCGACTACGCCCGGACGGTCCCCGTGTTCGAACCGAAGGTGGAGGGTGGCGGCTACCGGATGAAGGACCGCTTCGCCCGCATCGTCAACATCCCCGAGTTGGCGAACCTGTTCCGCTCCTTCGCCGATGTGGTCACCAATGACATGGTAGACCTAAAGATCCCGGGTTTGGCGGGAGGGGAACGCAAGAGCATCCTGACGGACTTGAGCGACGAGCAGACTCAATATCTGGAAGAAGATCTGCGACCCCGCGGGGCCGCTATTCGCCACAACCCCCGGGATGCCATGCCGGACAACATGCTGGCTGTCTATACCGACGCCGGCAAGATGGCATTGGACATCCGGACGGTAATGCCGCACGCCAAAGAGGACCCCGGCAGCCGGCTGAACAAAGCCGCCGAAATCATCTTCCGCGACTGGCAGGACAGCGCGAAGACGAAGGGCGTACAGGCCATATTCTGCGACTGGGGCAAGCCCAACAGCGCGCGCCCCCTTGCGGATCGCGGGCAGTTCTCGGTGTACGACGAGCTGATTCGAAAGCTGATTAAAAAAGGCATCCCGCGCGAGCAGATTGCCACTATCTATCAGGCGAAAGGGAAGGACCAGCGGGCCCGGCTCTTCCAGCAGGTGAACGAGGGGACCATCCGGATCATCCTCGGTTCCACGAAGAAGCTCGGTGAAGGCGTAAACATTCAGGAGCGCCTATATTCCCTTCATCACCTGGACCTGCCGCACACGCCCTCGGAACTAGACCAGCGCGAAGGCCGCGCCCTGCGCCAAGGGAACACCAACCCCGACGTGCGGGTGTACTACTACATGACCCGGGGCTCACTCGACGAAATGAAGTTCGCCAACGTCCTGCGTAAGGCGAAGTTCATCCTGGCCATGATGCAGGGCAAGGCCACGGTACGCGAGGCCGACGACGTGGGCGGTATGATCCCCTCTCTTGAGATGTTCCAGGCGGCCACCTCGGGGGATCCGCGCGTGCTGAGGAAGATGGAGGTTGACGCCGAAGTAGCGCGCCTCGAGGCCATTCACTACGCCTGGCGGAATCAGCAATGGGACGAGCGGCGCCAGTTGGCGGACCTGCCTGGCAGAATCAGTCGCTTTGAAACTACCATCTCCAATTCCCGAAGTGACATCGCCCTGCGGGACGCGCACCTGCCGGGGGTGTGGTCGGTCCGCGGGCAGACCTATGAAGGCAAAACTCCGGAAGCGGCGAAGGCACTTGCCGAGTACTCCAACAGCAGGCGAAGGGAGCATGACGCGGATCTGAAAACGGAGATGGCCAAGGCTATAGCGGAAGGCGGTGAAGACGCCAAGAAGGTCCGCGCGCTACAGAATCGAGCCTTTACAGAAGCGGGGAAGCGCTTTCCTCCCGAGATCATCGCTGAATACGCCGGTTTCAAGATCCGGTTTGATCCCATTGATGGGGCAATGACCATCGTTGGCGAAGGGTCCGCATACGGGATGGAGCGGCAGGACACCGCGACAGGCACGCTCGCGAGCGCAGCCTACTTCATTCACCACCATTTTGAAAAGGCCATCACCAGTGCCGAAGAGGACATTGCCCGCGCCAGGCGCGACGAGGAACAGTTGCAGATCTCTGTCGGAAAGTCCTGGCCCTATCAGAAGCAGTTCGACAACCTGGTTGCCGAGCAGGAGACCCTGACTCACGATTTGGGCGGCGATCACGGAGACCCCGGCGCCGCTCTGCTCGAGGATGGGGAGGAAATAGAAGACAAGCGGGTGGAAGCCGAGGAGACGGCAGAGTCTGGAGACGAGGCCCAGCCGGAGCAGCCGCACCCAACCACACCCAATCCACCTACGCCGGGCCGGCGGCCGGGAGCAGCTACGCAATCCCGCCGCTCCAGCCAGGCCGGCGCGGCCAGCCTCGATCTGCTCACCCTGGGAGCGCCCAAGTTCATCCAAGAGGATGTCGCCCCAGCCCTCGGCAGGGTCGCCCAGAACTTTGTGGCGGTCAAAAACGAGATCTTCACGATTATCGCCCCGGCCGCTCGCGGGCCCGCCGCCAAACAAACTGCCCTCTCCGTGCGCTACCGGGCGGCCGAGTTGGCCCAGAAGACGGACCGTGCCCTGGCCGCCCTCAAGGAAACCCGCCGCTACTTCGACTCGCTGCCCGAGTGGAACCGGTTGGAGTTCATGGACCGCATCGAAAACGGCCAGCAGCAGATCTATCCACAGGAGGACGCGATTGCTGAGGTCTTTCGCGAGATGCTCGACGGCCGCCGGCAGGATGTGCAGGATTTGGGAACCGGAAAACTTGAGAACTGGATCGAGAACTACTTCCCACACATCTGGGAGGACCCCGAAAAGGCCACCAAGTTCGCCGCCGACTGGCTCGCAAAGCGCCCGTTCGAAGGAAAGAAAGCGTTTCTCAAGAAGCGCAAGATCCCTACTATTCAAGAGGGCATGAACGCCGGGCTCGTGCCGGTCTCAACCAACCCCGTCGACCTGGTCCTCATGAAGGTCCGGGAGATGGACAAGTACATCATGGCCCACAAGGCCCTCGGCGATCTGAAGGACATGGGCTTTCTGCCATTCGTTTCCTCTTTCGACAAACTCCCGGAGGGTCACAAGTGGATCGATGACCGGGTCGCCACGGTCTTCGGGCCACCCACCGTCACAGTGAAAGAGGCCTTCGATCAGCAGTTGAGCGACCGGCTGAACCAGTTGGCCGACGCCCTCGGCATCAAACACGAGCGCAAGGTCCAAATCGGCGGTCAGCGAAGCGGGTATGCCGAAAAAGCCAGCGGCAAAGTGGTGACGCGCTTCGCCTCCCCCGAGAGCGTGCTGATCCACGAGATCGGCCACCAGTTGGAGTGGAAGTACAACCTGCTCTCCCTGCTGAAAGACCGCGACTTCCCGGAGCGCACCAAGGAACTGCGCGCGCTGGCGGACCTCCGCTATGAGGGGGACCCCGACGTCGCCGAATCCTTCAAGAAGTACGTGCGCCGGAAGGACGAGAAGATCGCCAACGCGGTGATGGCGGTGCTGTACGCGCCGGAGAAAGTCAAAGCCGTGGCGCCCAACACCTGGGATTTTCTACGCGATGAGCTGTGGCATATCCCCGCGTTGCGGCCACTGTTTGACATCAAACCTTCCCTGGTGCTCGGAGCCCGCACAGCGGAAGTGCCGGTTGGTGGGCTGGTGATTATTGGGAGGTACGCGGCGCCTGAGCCTGCCGCGCGCGTGCTCAACAACTACCTCTCTCCGGGCCTGCGGGACAGGAGCATGCTATTCCGGTCCTACCTGGGGGCGGCCAACGTGCTGAACCAGTTCCAATTGGGTTGGAGCGCGTTCCACTTGGGGTTCACCAGCATGGATGCGGCGGTTTCGAAGTTCGGCCTGGGGATCTACCAACTGGCCCACGGTCATCCGCTCGAGGCCTTGGGTTCCATGGCGCTCACTCCCGTGGCTCCCTTCACCAACATCCTGCACGGGGACAAAATCCTGAAGGAATGGGATCATCCGGGAACCCAGAGCGCACAGATTGCTGAACTGGTCGACGCCATGGTCCAGGCCGGCGGCCGGGCCCACATGGACAAGTTCTATGAGACCCAGATCAGCAAGCGGATGACAAACACCATGCGCGGTGCCCTTCAGGCGTGGCAGGGCGGCAACTGGGTGGGCGCTGGGGCACGAATCGTGGGAGCTGGGCTGCAACTGCCCTTCGCCCTCACCGAGCAGGCTTCTCGCCCCATCATGGAATGGCTGGTTCCACGTCAGAAGATGGGCGTCTTCGCGGACATGGCGCGATTTGAACTGGATCGCCTTGGAAATAATGCAACCGAGCAGGACAAGCGGGCAGCCCTCGCCAAGGCCTGGGATTCGGTTGACAACCGCATGGGCCAACTCGTCTACGACAACCTCTTCTGGAACAAGGTCACCAAGGACCTGGCCATGGGTTCGATCCGGTCGGTAGGTTGGAACGTCGGAACAATCCGGGAACTGGTGGGAGGCGCCGGAGATACCGTGGTTGCTCTCGGGGGCGCCCTCGGCGGGAAGAAGCCCGAGATGACCTGGCGCATGTCCTACCTGATTGCCCTGCCGATCGTCGTCGGGATTCTGGGGGCCATCCTTTATTACCTGTTCAACGGCAAGGCACCCGAGAACCTGCGCGACGTATATGCCCCGCGGACCGGTCTCAAGGACAAGTCTGGGATGCCCGAGCGGCTGATGCTGCCGAGCTACATGAAGGACGTGATCCACTACACCAAGGAACCCGTCCGGACGGCCACCAATAAAATCCATCCGCTGCTCACGCTGATCGCCGACACGCTCACCAACGAAGACTTCGCGCACCGAAAGATTCGTGATCCCAAGGACCCGCTCGAGAAGCAGCTCGTTGAATTGGCGGACCACGTTGCCACGCAATTCGTCCCAATGGCCTGGCGGGGCTGGGTGGACCCCGGCAAGCGGCGCCCGCAGGCCAACTGGACCGAGGAATATCTGCCGTTCGTCGGCATCACCCCAGCACCGAAGGCCATCAAGGAAGGCGGAAACCAGCCGGCCACCGCCGCCCCGAACCTCCGCCGCATGTTGAGCGCCCCGGCCTCGGGCTACCGTGGCGGCTCACTCAAGCAACTCGGCCGCCCCGCCGGCTACTGAAACATCCTGCAACCCACTGAAACGCTCTGCAACACCATGCTCCCCAGCCGAAAGCTGATCGCCTTCTTATCGCTCTACGAGACCCTGGACCCCCAGAAGTTGTTGCAGGTCACCGCCGGCCTGAATCACCTGGTCACAGCCCCCTTATCGCGCCACCAGTTCGACGCCTTAGTCTCATTGACGTGCAGCATCGGGGTCTCGGACCTGCGCACTTCGAACCTGCTTTACCAGATTAATCTGTCGAATTGGGAAGCCGCAGCAAAGGAGTGGAAGCGCTGGCACTGGTGGCAAGGGGTACCCCACCTAGCCGACGACCGGCGCGCGGCGGAACTGAAGATCTGGGAGCAAGGCTGGCCCGTCAGTAAATCGAAACGAAAGGAACGACCATGCCAAAAGACCCGACCTACCACAAGGCCGCAAGCGAAACGCGGTTGCGGATCCGCCACGCAATAAAGTGCATTTTCAAGGCCGCCCCGCATTCCTGTTGGGTGGTTGTGGACATCGAGAAAAAGATCAACCAGTTCATCCTGGGGATGGACGAGCGGCAGGACAAGCGGAAGGGTGGATTGTGATGGCACTGATCGACGTTTTGGAAGCGAAGGACATCGACCAACTCGGCCAAGTGCTCCTGGGCGCGCTCGACCGCGGCAAGGAAATCGTTCAGGAACTCCGCGACGAATCCGAAATCGTAATCGAGATCCCCGGCCCCATCCGAATTCACTTCAAACGTAAGGAGAAATTTCAATGTCCCTTAAAGCCTGGCTCTTTGGACTCCTCTCCGGTGTGATTGCCTCGGCCGCAAACGCTGGATCGGGGCTGCTCGGAGCGATGGTCCTGGGTCCCGAGTTGCTGCATGATCGAAACTTCTGGAAGGTGATGTGTGCGACTGCGCTATTCGCCGGCCTGAAGACCGCCCTGGCGTGGCTGAAACAGAGCCCTCTGCCGGCCGTTTTACTCACTACGGAGACGGTCACCACCGTCAAGACCACCAGCACGGACCCGGCGCCAGCCGTGCCAGATCCCAAGCAGTAAACGCCCGACGCCCGCGGACTCCGCGCGGCCCAGACCGAATCTTTTGAAAGGCACTTCCTATGTCCATCGCCAATTGCAACTTCACCCCTCAGAGCTGTAAAGAACTCATCAACGTGCGGATCGCACAGGAAGGCTCATTCGAGCGGCTCGATAGCCTCGAACGCTGGCAGGAAAATCAGAACGGCCACATCAGCCGGATTGACAACAAGCTCGATAAATTCTTCTGGTTCTGGTTGAGTTTACTGGCAACCTCGGCCGGCACCCTGCTGGTCCTGATCCTCACCCAGACTGGTGTGCTTGGCCATCGTTAGCCCTCCCAATGGCTCTCCGCCTGGTCCGTCAACCGCCCGGGACTTCGCTGTGTGGCCAGTGCTGTGTGGCCATGGCAGCCGAAGTGTGCCTCGACAGGGCCATTGCGGTTGTCAATCATCGCGGGCCCGCTGGAACCACCACGCGGGAAGTGATTGCGGCCCTTCGGAAGTTGGGGTTGAAGTGCGCCGATCGCTGCCGGCCGCTCTCCCGAATCAGACCGAGCTACCCGAGGCGGGCCATCCTCGCACTGCGACAGAACGGGCGAGCGCGCTACCACTGGGTGTATTACGAGGATGGAGTCTTCTACGATCCGGAAGATGAATGGCCGCGCTATGACGGGTGGCGAATTACAAGTTACCTAGAAGTCTTCGGTTGAATCTGCATCATCCTGCCTTTTTGCTGCTACTCCAGGGGAACGAAACCTCACGGTTTCTTTCCCCTCGCCCCCTTTCATCCCTTCGGCTAGAATCGAAGCATGAACCGCCGAGGGTTCCTCTTCACAGCCTTGGGAGCACCCGCTGTTGTTGTTGGCGCGACCGCGCCCACCACGCGCTTACAACCTCCCGGCCTGCCTGTAGATCCTCAGTTTGATTTTGTCGACGGGGCACATTACTGTGCTGGGCTGTACTACGGCCGCCGGGTTGCCTTCGCTTCGCCAAATTATCCCAACCGCCTCTGGTTTTCCCGTGCCGATCCCCCGCGCCGCTTTCACGACCCCTACGGTATTGGCGACTGGGTCGACGTCGGCGATTCATGGGACCGGATCGTTTCAGTCTATGTTTGGCACGCGGACCTGATTATTCGCAAGCTCAACAGTGAATGGCAGTTCTGCGGCGACCTAGACTGGGGCATTTTCTATTTTCTGGGTGATCCCCAACGGAGAGGAGTTCTGAGAGTATGAACCGCCGCGGCTTCCTGGCTATGCTGGCTGGCGCGGTGCTCGACCCCGAGCGCTTGCTCTGGGTGCCGGGGAAGAAGCTCATCTCTATTCCGGCAGAATCCGCGCCCTGGCCTTGGCGGCACGGACCGTTTCTCGTAACCGCGCACATGGAAGGTTCCAGCGACGTGGCCGCCATTATGGAACGCCTACTCAATCACCGTTGGACGATGGACCCCGTGTGGCGACAGCACGCGCAAGACATGATTGACCGCGACATGCAACGGATTCTTCTGGGCGAGGTGCAGCAGACCATCGGGTTCTTCCGCACTTCCGAGAAACCTACTCCTTCGCTGCAGATGTCGGCCTGACAATAATAGGCGGTGTCACCTGCTGCATGACTCGTTCCATCGCCAACTCGTCGTAGGCGCTGAGCCGCTCCTGCAAGTGTTCAAAGGCGTTTTCACAGCAGCGCAGCACGTCCTCACACCAGCGGATCTTTTCTCTCTCCATCTCAGCCTTGCTCCAGAAATCCAGTTGACGAGGGACCAGAAACATCCGCTCCTGCGTCAACGCTAGGATTTGCCGCGCCAGTTGGTGCGCCACTGTTGGAGGGGGCGGCAGACGCATGCGCGGCTGAAGGGATGAAGGGGCTTCCGGGGAAGCAACCGCAGGTGGCGTCCCCGGAGGCTGCGATTTCACTTGGAATCCTTTACCAGACGATCCACCAGCTTGCTGAAGTTCAGATCCCCGTCTACCTGCACGGTACGCTCCTCCCCGCGTTCAAAGTGATCCAGGTCCAGCTCCTGGACATAGACGAAGTCCGCAATCTGACCATGCAGCCATTCACAGACGATCTTCCGGGCAAGCGCCTCTTTCATCAGAACAACTCCTCACTTCTCCCACCTGGCCAGAGCGGCCACCCTGGCAATCTCAGATCGTCGCTTTGCCGACAACTTCTTTGCCCTGGCTCTGCCGCCGGCCGCGCCGCCTTGCCGCCCAATCTCACTGAGTTGCTCAGGAGATAAGGATGCTGCGCGGGCCTTGCCTCCCTTGGAAGCTCCGAGCTTTCCCAGAGCAACCGCGTGCGGGTTTTTGTAGACCATCACGTCAAGCATACCGGACCCGCCCAAGACAAGCAAGAGGCTTGGCCCTGTTTTTATGCGTGACATACGCGGCTAGATCAGGCATACTCAAGCCGTGATACGAGGAAGGGAAGAAAAGGTTCAAGGAAAAGAAACCGCAGGTTTCGTGTCCTTGGGCTCCAGCGAAAAGGAGTTCGCCATGTGGATCAACGATAAGAAACTCGAAACCGCCCAGGAACTACTGATGCTGGTCGGCCAGGCACTGGACTTGACCCCGGAAGCGATCGAACGGCTCTCGGAGGTAGACCCCCACTATCTGACGGAAGCCCGCACGGAGTTGCACAACGCCCTCGAGCGGTGGAACGACGACCACACCGTGCCGGCCTGCCTCGCCTGCGGCAGCCAGCGGGTGGACTTCGCGGGCGACGTCGGGATGTTCCGCTGCCAGGATTGCGGCGCCGAAGAGGACCGCACGGGAAAGGTGCGGAAGGCCGCCTGACTGTGCTCCGCCGCTACACCCGCCTGCGTTGCTACACCCGGCTGCGGCCGGTCCGCCTGAAGCCCCGGCGCGGACGGATCGAAGACCCGGCCTACCTGCGCTGGATCCGGTCGCAGCCCTGCATGATTCAAAACCGCGAGTGCCGCGGCGCGACCGATCCGCACCACGTCGGCCACTGCGGCCAGGCCCGGTCGAACGACCGGAACGCCGTCCCGCTCTGTAGGCTGCACCACGACGAAGCGCAAGACATTCATAACCGGCCGTTTGAAGAGCGCTACGGCGTCTCGTTTGCGGCCGCTATCCAGGAGTTGAACGACGAGTACGATGCAACCAGGAGGAAGATCGCATGAGGGACCTCGACATCCGCGTGGAGCGCAACTTCCCGCCGATCCGGGATCGGAGTTGCGACTGGTCCGCCTGGGTCAACGGCCAGGAGGAGACGACCACCTGCACGGCGGCCACTGCACCTGAAGCCCTGTTTGCCCTCGCCGAACGCATCGAAGAAACCGTTATCATTCCTCCCATATCCTTACTACCCTTCGAGTGTTCCCGTACTGACCAGCACTTATAGGCCGTTGTTTTTTCCGGTCCGACCGTTTAGATTTGCCACAGTGAATCTGACTGATGAACGCAATAGTGGCGGCGGAAGTCGCTGGTGCGGAGCGGCTCATCCGGTTGCCCCATACCTCTGGACGGCGTAACCAAATCACCTACCTTCAGTTGCTGGAGCGCGTGACCCCGGACACGGTCTGGGGCGGCTGGCGCTTCGAAGGGCGATTACTGCGGCATGGCGCCACGGTGCCCGCGGATACCCTCCCAAAGAAAGCACTCCTACTCGAGTGTGTCGGCAACCAGCCCGGCGGATCCGGGCACCGGCGGGCGCCCACGGTCTACATCTTATGGAGATTGCAGGGCGATGCCTGGCGGGAGGTCGCTCGGGCGGCGAGCGTTGGCCGGGACTGGACGCTCGACCTGGGGCCGATCGCCCGGCGGGAGCTCGAGCCGGCCCGTCCGGTGCTGGTCGATCCGGAGGGCGCGGCGGGGCGGGTGATGATTGCGCTCGACCGGGAACTCGAGCCGCTCAACGCCGAGGCGCGGTGTCTGGTGGCGCGGGCGGTGTACGATCGGTTCGCGTCGCGGGTGGTGGCGGGGTAGTCCCGGTTCAGCGCGGGCCGACGGGTGGTGGCTGGGTGACGGGTGCATCTGTCCTAACGGTCATCCCAACCAGGCCGAACTTGTGTTTCTTCTTCTTCGAGTCCAGAACAATGAACCAGTCTTTGTCGCGGTAAAACTGGATGACACCGTTTACCGGCAGAATCACACTCGGTGAAGTAGCCTCGCTCCATTCGAGACGATGCGTTTCGGTTTCGACGACGACGCGGTTGGATGTTCGATAGATGGGAACCCCAACCACCGCGGTCCCGATGGGAGCGGCATAGACGCCCGCCTGTGAGGAATTCAGACTCTGGGAGAGCACTTTCGCTTTCTCCCAATTTTGCTTCTTCTCGGCCAGTGTGGCGGGAACGTATAAAAGAAGAGCGAGCGCGATGCAGGAGGTTGTTCGGAGGGTAGGGCACTTCATATTGGTCCACCTCTACGCGGATATTTTCGCCTTGAGTTCGGCGATGATCTCGCGCATTCGTTTTGGCGCGGCCTCATCGTTGTTGGCGGATGGATTCTCTTCGCCCGTCTCGATGCAACCGAAGTACTCAACGTTTTCCAGTAGGGCTTCAGCTTCCTGGAGGAGCAGCAACTGCTTTTCTTGGTGCATTATGTTGGCCAACCTCTCTGGACGAACGGTTCTTCTTTCCCCACCTCTTCAACGCCTCCATGGAATTTGCGGCCACTACAATCACCAGGACTGCAGCCGCCAATATCCACAGCCACCAGAACGCGAGGGCGACCAGCCAATTGAGAGCTACAAAAGCGAGAATTAAACACGTGGCGCCAAACACCCCGAAGACAACCTCTTGCTGGTAGGCTTTACCGCGCTGCCGGATCATCCCTTCTACAACTAGGCCCGCCCCAATCAGAAACATACCAGCGATGATGCTGAGTACGAGGATCACGGTTGGCTCGTTTCTCCCGTCTTCCGTTTCCTGGTCGTTCCCCACCTCTTCAACGCCCCAGCCTTTCCGGCCTTGCTCGCGATCGCGCTGCGCCGCTCCGGTGTGAGCTTCTCGTTCCGTGCTTGGTTGGCACCTTGAGCAATTTCACTTCGGCGAGCGGGAGACAGCTTTCGCGCTCGTTCCCGCGCCATCTCCGCTGCCGCCGTCGAAACAGACATCAAGAAGAGTATAGTCTCACATCCGCAAGAAAGTAAAGTGAATTCTCCTATTGACTCGCCTACGCAAGAGAGCTATACTAGGGCTGCAATCGATCTTCCGAAAGGAGAAAACACACTGTGGCAACAACGGAAGGAGCAAGCACCCAAGCGGGGGGATACCTTCGCTTCCAAACCAACATCCCCGAAGAGGTGGCCCTGCGCTACGCCGAGGGGAAACAGGTCAAATCGCAGAACAAGGCCCCCGACGGGACACCCTGGCCCGACCAGTTGATGTTCTCGTTGGTAGACGGCCGCGTGATGTACGTTCCCCTGCACGTGGGGGAGATCATCCGCGAATTGGGCATCGGCCCCGGAGAGCGGATCAGCATCGGGAAGTTCGAAGTCAAACAGGGGAACCGGCGCGGAACCCAAATCCAAATAAAGCGGGTGGACCCGCCCGCTGAGAAGCCGGCGGCGCCGGCTGCCCCCCAGGCGGCGAAGCTAGAAGGGGCAGCGGCACGGCCAGGAACTCCAGTGCGAACCGGAACTCCAACCCAGTCTACCGCGAACGGTAATGGGAACGGAACGGCTCCGGTGAACGGCAAACCGCCGGTGAACGGCAACGGAAACGCAGCCGCAATCCCCACTAAGGTGCAGTTCGGCGACGCCATGCAGGAGTTCCTGGTGCTGGCCGGCCGCGCCACCAAGGGAGCGGAAGTCACGCTCGGCGCCGAGGGCGGCAGCGTCCGGTTCGACAGCCGGGACATCGCCGCAACCGCAACCACCATGTTCATCGAGGCGGCCCGCAACGGCTGGCTGACCTGGAGACCGGGGGGTGTGCGATGACGCCCACCAACGGCCACTCGACACAATTCAGCTTTATCGACCGGATCGCCCTGCTGTTCGGCGGCTCGTTCGAGGAGCGCATGGCCCGGCTCGAAAAGACCGTGGCCGAAGGGACGGATAGGGTCCAGGGGAAGGAAACCGTAGGTGTCCTTCCCTTGGAGTCTCAGCCCCAAATACTGCCAGTCCTAGCAGTATCCCCGCAGCCCGACCTCGGTCTGAACATGGAAGTAGCCGAGATCCTGAGTCCCTCGCAGGTGAACAACTACCTGAACTGCTCAGCCTCGTGGTACTTCAAGTATTTCCGCAACCTACCCGACAAGACCGACGCCAAGCGCGCGCTAGGTAAAGCAGTCCACTCAGCCCTGGAGGGCAACTTCCGCCAGAAGATCGAGACGAAGAAGGATCTGGGCAGGGAAGAGTTGCTCGAGGCTTTCGCCTTGGCTTGGAAGAAGGAAGCCGAACTGGCGCAGTTCTCGGAAGGCGACGACCAGGCCGAACTGGAGCGGACCGGCACGGTGCTGGTTCAGAAGTACCTCATCGAAGCGGCGCCGGAGATCACGCCGATCGCCGTCGAGCACCCGGTCTCGGGAGTAATCGCCGGCGTGAAGGTCCGAGGGTACGTCGACCTGATGGACTCGAACGGCAGAATCGTAGACCTGAAGACCTCCTCGAAGAAGCCGAGCGAGATCACCCCTGGCTACAAGCGCCAGTGCACCACCTACACGCGCATCATGCCCGGCGCCTCGGGCAAGGTGACGGTCCAGACCCTGGTCCGCACCAAGACCCCGCAACTGGCCGAGCAGCACCTGACGGTCGGCCCGGAAGACGTCCGCCACATCGAAGTGATGTTCCCTCTCGTGCAAGAGGCCATGAGATCCGGCTTGTACACACCCAACCGCGAGAATATGTTCTGCTCCAAGAAGTCGTGTGCCTTCTGGAAATCCTGTCAGGACGAGTACGGTGGAGAGGTGCCGGAGTCATGAGCGACGAATTCAGACCGCCCGCGCGCGGGCTCACAGATCAGGAGTTCATCCGGCGCGATGAGGAAGCCGACCGCCGCGCTCATCCTCCACTGGCACCCGGACTCGACACCCACCCGGCGCCCGGCTGCATCCAGGAGATGGTGGTGAAGCTGGCCGCCATCAAGACCGCCGCATTGAACGGCGACTCGAAGGAGACCATCATCCGCCTGACGGCCGAGGCCGAGGTCTCCATACTGAGGATCTGGCGGGAGATCAACCTACTGTCCGCACTGGCGGCGCGGCCGAGGAGGTCGGCATGAAGACCGGACGCGAGCAATTCTGGCTCTACATGGTGCTGATTCTGGCCCTGGCTGCCAGCGCCTACATCCTGGGCAGCGAGATCACGGCCGCCTGGCACTCGACCGCGCAGCACATCGAGGAGGCGATCAAGTGACCCGCCTCGATAAGCCCGTGACGCGCGAAGCCAAGCAGTTTCACCGCGGCCGGCCCTTGGTGGTGAAATTGGATCCGGCCGGATACGTCGAGATCCACCCGAAAGGGAAGCGGACAGAGGTCTACCGTCTGACCTTCGACCAGATTATGCAGAGGGCCGCCTGGTTTGACGGCGCGCCACAGCGGGCGGATCGTGCCCGGGAAAGGAGGCAGGCCACCAGGTAAGACTCCAGAGTCCGAAAACAACAGACGCCGCGGTTTCCACAGGGCCGCGGCGTTTTTCTATTGAGGGAAGCGGCAGGATGCACTGAATTTCGCGCACGGCCTGCGTAGGAAAGGTTCTCGCGACCAGGGTAATGGTTCTATACCCCCGAAATCGTTGTAGGGGCTCTGGCGCGACCAGGGAAGAGGGGTTCCAGGGGAGAAACCGTAGGGTTTCGCCCCTTGGGGCTCCGACCTCCCTGGCAGATTCTCCCGCGAACTGGCGACTATAAGGTATGCGAGCTGCGATCTACGCCCGAGTGAGCACCCTCGATCAGAACTGCCAGATGCAACTGAAGGAACTCCGTGAGTACTGCGAGCGCCGAGCGTGGACCATCTCAGGCGAGTACGTCGACACCGGCTGGTCTGGCGCCAAGGCCTCGAGGCCGGAACTGGACCGGATCATGCACGACGCCGGCCAGCATCGGTTCGACGCCATCCTGGTCTGGAAGCTGGACCGCTTCGGCCGCTCGGTGTTGAACCTCTCCGAGCAGCTCGCCCGGCTGAGCTCCTGGGGGATCCGCTTCCTGGCAACCACGCAGGCCCTAGACACAGATGCCTCGAACCCGACGAGCCGCCTGATGCTGCACATCCTGGCCTCGGTGGCGGAGTTCGAGCGTGAGATGATCCGGGAGCGCGTAAGCGCCGGCCTGAAGAACTACCGCGAGGCGTTCAAGCAGAAGCGGATTGGCCGCGATCGCCACAGCCACAGCGGCATGAACTTGGCAGTCGGCAGGCCGAAGAAGATATTCGATCGTGAGCGAGTGCTGGAGATGCGAGACGGAGGATTCTCGGTCCGCGCGATCGCGCACAAGTTCAAGATTGGCGTTGCAACCGTACAACGGCTGGTTTCGGCGCATAAAAAGGCTAAAAAGGGGCGTTCCAAAACCCCACGTTGACCCCCCACCGCCTGCAAGCGATTCTAAAGGACCTCCGCGCGCAGGTATCGGCGTTCCAAAACCTTCAGTTTTCCGAACACCCAGGTTGCGCGGAAGGGCCGTGGATATTGGAGTTGGATGATGTAATCGAGGAATCGAGGATTCGAACTTCGCGCAAAAGTTGCGAAAGAGTGCGCGGAAAAGGCTCAAATTTGGCGCCCTCCGTCCGACAAAGTTGTACACCGGATCGGGGGTCCAGAGTTTCGTTGACGCTTCAGTGGGTATTGCTTTTACGATTCTTCTGCCGCTCGAATCGCGGCCTCAACCTCGGCGTTGAACTTCGCTACTTGTTCGAGGTCGTAACGCCAATCAGTCTTGTTGCCATCCTCGTCAAAGTCCAGCGGTGCAAGCCTTGCTGCTATTTCACCCTTTTCTTCGGGAGACAATTTCTTCATATAGCAACGGGACGCCAGCGGCCCGGAGTCGAACCGGGTGTCTCGTTGCGATAACGCCCGTGCGGGTCACCGAGTCCGCTCCCTGCTGGCACAATCAGTGTACCGCGGGCAGCGCCTCGAGAATCAGCAGCCCGCGGTCCTTCGTCACCCCGCCGCGGCGACCACTTTCAGCCGCGGTTTGGCCGCGCGCTTGGGCTTCTCGCCTGCCTTCTGTTCCGCGTGCACCTTCGCCCACCGGGCCTTCTGCGCGGCGACGATCCGCGCCCGACCGGCGGCGGACATCGTGCGCTTGGGGGCCGCGGTTCGGCTGCCGCCCTGGATGTGGGTGTGGGTTCTGCCGGTTAGGAGTCGGTGCACTTGCTCGATCTGAGCATCGATGCGAATGCGCTGCGCCTCAAGGCCTTCGAGCGCGGCTTCCAGAATGTAGTGTTCCATGTTGTACTGCCTTTCTGGCGGCCAGTGTGCCGCCCTTTCACGCCAAATCCCCCATGGTTTCATCGACACAGCGCCGGTAGCCTGCCAACCAGGCGGCCTCCAGGAGCTTCCGAACGTCTTCCCGATCACAGACGTTGCACAGAAGCAGGTTGTCAACCTCGTCCGCGTGCTCCTCCGCATATTCTCGGGCCAACTTCTCAGCGTCCATGGTTCACGGCTTCCTCAGTCTCGCCGCCACTCGTTCAGCACAGGTGGCACACAACTGTTTGCCCTTGTATAGCCGCCAGCCCGCCCGGTAGAGTTCGAAGTTGCACTCCTCCCGCGTCTTGCGGGCGACGTGAATCGACACCGGGCAGCGGGAGCGTGGCGACTTCCCATCGCAGGAAATCTCCATGTGGTGCATCGGCTCGTCAATCGTAATCATGGCTTGGTTCCCCCGGTCCGCGGCGGATCCTGCCAGAACGCATTCGAGCAACGTGCACAGCGCTCAAGGTTCTGCGTTGGGAGCAGGGATGGGTCGCAACCACTCTTTGTGGTTTGAGGTCCCACAGAAAGCGACCCGTCCTCGTTCAGCACGAGTGATCCGCCTGAAACTACCTGCACATCCCCGCAGCCCACCTGAGCTTGCGGAACAAACGGCGGCGCTTGTACCCCACACACCGGGCACTGGCCGTTGCGGGGTTTCCGTTGGCTCCAGGCGGTCCCCCAGTCTGGCGCGCCGGTAGCCATCTCAGACGACTGGGGCACTTGCGCTTTCAGCCCCACCGCCCCCAACAGAGCGGCCCATAAGGTACGTCGGGTCACGTTCACCACGTTCTCCCTGCCAGTAAGGAGTTAAATAAAACCACCAAAGAGAAGCCCAGCGCCGCCCACGGTGGGCCGCCGCAGATCATCACCGAACCGGACGTAATAAGTGCCAGGGCAAGCGAGGCCAAGAACCTCCTGGTGGGCTCATCAAGTTGGGGCTCTACGGGTTTGTCAGCCACAGCGTCTCTCCTCTACCCCACCGGGTTATCGCCCTTCGGCCGCGGAGGATCCGGCGGGCCGGGCGGCCGCGCGGGCTTTGTCATCTCCTCAAACTCCCGCTCCAGAGCACCCGCGACGCTCGACCCGTAGGGAATGTGCTCATGGGCCACCGCTACGCAGTGCCGCAGCATATCCAGGGCGGCCGCTTTGCGCTCGCGGGCGATGACAACCTCGGGGGCCTCGGGCTTCGGCGCCGGCTTCTCGTCGGCGAACGCATCCGGGTAGGCGGTGCGCAGATCGGCTGCATCGCAGTGCACCGCCTCGCCGGCGACCTCGTGATATATAAACGGAGCGCAGTCAAGGTGGCGGGACGGCAGTATCGGCTTATGCTCAGCGCACATCGAGCAGAGCCTGGCCGCGCAGTCCCGGTAGGCTTGGTTGACGGCGGCTTCCATCAGATCCGCGGAGTGATGTACAAACTCCCAGTAGATTTCATGGAGGCGTAGCACCTTGCCACGCGCCTCCTCGAGCTCGCGCTTCTGCCGCTCGATCTCCCGGTCCCGGAAGCGGAGGCCGGCGAGTGCAAGGTCAGTTAGCTTCTGAAGTATCGTCACCTCACTGAATGTCGAAGGCTGCCGCCAATTGATCCTCTTTAGTTCCTCAATCTGGGCCGGGCTGATCGGGTCGACGTCGGGGGCGGCGGCTGCCGTTTCGTTGGCTGGGGCGTCAGCGCCGATCGGCGCGGGGTCGGACGCCAGGCGTAACGCCGTCCCCTCCCACTCCGAGCGCAACTTGTCCACCTGACGGTTGGCATCCTGGAGACTGCAGACCTCGGCGGCGTGCTCATCAGCCTCCTTCCACCGGATCCGCACCTCGGCCGCCAATGTTCCCAGGAGTTCGGCGGCCCTCAGTGCAGAACTGGTCGTGGTCCAGTGCCTATCGGACGCCAGTTTCTCAGCTTCCTCCAGCTCGGCCAGGCTGGGGCTCATGGGTTTGGTCGCTGGCGGATTCTTGGGTTGCGGGGGTGCGCGGCGAACGCCTGCTCCGTCGAGCCAATCAGGTCCAATCCCGCCCGTGGCCACAGTAATCTCCTGCTCGAGCGGCTGGAGCTGCCGGCGGATCAACTGGGCCAGAGCGCGGCACTCGGGGCAGGGCCGGTCAGGAAGGCAGGGTATATCGCCGAGCCTCTCCTCGGCGTGAGCGTTGAACGCGCGCGCGGCCTCTATGGCGGCCTTCCATTTCTCATTGGGCATCAACACGGGGCTCCTCCTTCGGCTGCTCGTGCAGCGGCTTGGTCGCGGGGTTGCGCACCTCGTGGCAGCGCTTGCACTCTTCCCGGACTCCAATCGTGCGCCACTGGTGGCGGCGCCAGATGCCTTGGCACTTCGGGCCTTTACTGCTCATGCGGATCTTCCTCCTGCTAGGTGATTGATGGATTCAAGGCGCTTCTGCAACTGGGCGATGTCCTCCCGCGCGCGGGCACGCACGTCCGAGAGTTCGCGCTGGAGTTGGGAAACTTTGTGCGAAACGATGGGCTGTTGGGTTTTCAGGCGCTCATGCTCCAGGCGGAGCTTCTCGAGCTCCGAGGCGCGGACCAGGCCCAGGAAACCCAAGAGGTTATCGAGTGTGGTCATTGCAAGGGGGGGCAGCCGGGCCGCCCCCCTTCCCCCTACGGCTGATCGACGGGCACTCCCGCCACAACCGAGAGTCCCACTGCTTCGCTCGGCACCACTTCGATGTCGAGGGTTCCGCTGATGGGTTTGATGCCCTCGCCCAGGTCAGCGTCGGCTTCTACCAGGATCTGAGCGACCCCCAGCGGCCCAACCGCTACCGCTTTGGCGCTCAATCCGTCCTCGGCAACCGTGAGTGAGACCACATCCGGCATGGAGCTACTCCACGCCGGCGCCCCTTCCACCGGAGCCGCGTTGCCTTTCTTGTCCACCGGCTGGATGGACAAGTCTACTTCCTGCACATCGGTCAATCGCATATTTGTAACGTCCTCCAAAACATGGCCTTCGAGTGTTGCCGTGAACACGAGCCTGAGAGCCTCGGAAGGAATCAAGGCCTCCAGGATCTGGCGCAGTAGGAGTCGCTGCCCCAGGATCTCGGTCTCCACTGCTTGTAAGCGCTGCTCAACAGCTTGAACAGATTGGTTGAGGTCTTCGAGTTGGTCCGAGAGATGCCCCAGCATCCGGAGAATGCTTGCGATGCCGGTAACCAGTTCCAGGATCTTTGCCATGGCCTTCTGTAACAGCGAAAGAATCATAGGTCTCTCCACGGATTGCGGGTTCTACACGAGAGCAGCAGCTTCTTCCACATCGCTGTCCTCATTCTGCTGAGACTCCAAGGGAGCGCAACCTGCGGTTTCTCTCCCTTGGAAACCCACTTTTCCCTTCAGTTTCGCGGCCTGCCAGTTCGCCATCAGCACGTACTTGGGATTCACTTCAATCCCCACGAAGTTGCGCCCCAGCTTCACCGCGGCCAGGCCGGTGCGGCCGGATCCGGCGAAGGGATCGAGCACTGTACAGGGTTCCACTTCCGCCGGCATCAGTGGATGGGGACACGTCGGCCGCCAGCCGAGGGTTTCCGGCGCGGGGAAGGGGTTGTCGTGCTGGCCAGTTGATATGCGCGCACCCTCGGTATTCAGCGTCATCCTTAACTGTGAGAACTGCGACCCTTCCGGAGCCGCCTTCGACTCCAGCCGCGATTCGCGCTCGAGGTGCGCCATCCGATGAACACCCTGCGCCTTCAGATCCTGCCGAGGATGCAGGTCCCCATTGCCGGGCTTCACTGTGATCCGCTCCCACGGCGCGCCGCACACCGAGCAGCAGCCGTGCGCGCTCGTGGCGGCTAGGATGCAGGGCGAGACCAGGCGCTCTGGGAACGTGGCAAAGTGACTCAGCCAGGTCGAGGCGCCGCACAGGCAGACCCTGACGTGCTGAATCTTCTTCGATTCGCAGGCGGGACATTGGCGGGACAGTTTCGACCCGCGTTCACTCCAAGAGTGCTGGCATTCCGTGCAGGTCATTGCCGCTTCGAGTTTCCGGTAGGTGGATTGCTCGTAGCAGGTGTCACACGCCGGGCACATCTCGACCGCGAAGGGCTGCGGGTTGACCAACATCGCGAGGGGCTCTCCGTCATCGTCCACCAGCAGGCCCTGAAAGTCGGGTGAGTAGGTTGCAAGCGAGGCGAAGAACCAGTCGGAGTTGCGGCGGACGCGGGAGGGGACCAGTGCGTGCACGGCGGCCGAGAAGCTCCGGTTCTGTTTGGCGCGAATGCGCCGGTCGGTCTGGTGGGCCGGGTCTTGGTCCAAAAGCATCCGGCTGTTCGGCCCCATGGCTTTCGGGTTGACGCCGTTGCCGCGCGCGGGGGAATTGGCGCTCGATGCGATCCGCACCGCCTCCTGGTCGTAGAAGGTGGTCTCGCTATTGGCGAGCATGAAGATGTACTCGACCATCGAGGTCGGACGATCCCTCACCGACTCGGGCATGCCGTTTTGCTTCACCCAGGGGTTTGCTGAGCGCAGATACCAGCCGTCCGCCTGCAGCGCCAGGGCGACGCGGGCGGGGAGCATGGCGAGGTCCTTGGGTTTCAGACCAGGTATCGGCATGCGATTTGGCTGAGACGTCGGTCCTTTCCAGCGCTCGCCTTGTGAACCACCGCCCGGGCAGTTTCCAACCTTGCCGCCGCCGGTCGCGTAGCAGTCCCCGAGGTTCAGCCAGCAACTTCCCTCTGGTCTGAGCACCCGCCGAACCTCGCGGAATACCGCGGTCATGTGCTCGACATAGAGCTGCGGTGTGGGTTCCAGGCCCAGGGCGCCGCGCCAGGCGGAGCAGCCGGAGCAGAACTGGCCGGTAGAACCGTGCTCATCCCTGCCAACCGGAGAGGTTCCGAGTGTGGGGTCCCAGGCGCGCCCGTTTCGTCGCGTCGGCTCTTGCTCACCCCATCTGTGCGCGCACATCGGATCGCCGCCCCACACGCTGGGGGCGATGCCGTAGTCTCGGAGGCCCCAGTAGGGCGGGGAAGTCACAACGCAGTGCACCGAGTTCTCCGGCATCCCCGCGAGCACCTGCAGCACGTCGCCCTGCAAGATTTCAAAGCTCATCTGATCTCAGGCTTCGCTTTCGTCTCGGGCCGCGCCGGCGGATCGTGCTTCCCCTCGCGTCCTTCGCCGGGGTGCAGCCGCCATTCCTCTTCGGTGTGGGGCCGTTTGTCGCGGCAGGCGGGGCAGGCAACCGCTTCCTTGGCTACGGCTATGTCGTGTTCGGTCAGCGACATGATTCCTTCCGGGTCGACGTCCCGCATCACTTGAGCATCTCCGGCAACTCCAGCCACTCGCGCCCGTCGAACAGGCGGCCGGCGGAAGACTTGCCGACGCGGAGCATCAGCGTCGCGTCTCCGTCATCAAGGCGGCGCCCGTTGAACGGTCCCAAGAAACCAGCAGAGAAACCGTCTCGCCACACATAGCGCCCGCGATCCAGGAGGACGTTCAAATCCAGCCGCTCGTGTTTGGCCACTGGCCGAAACTCACCGTGCTGCTTGAAGTAGAACGGCACGCCTGCCGCCTGACACTGGTCACGCACGCTCCGAACCCAGTCGGGGTGGCACGGCCGCGCGCCGGGGCCGCTCTCGCCGCCGACGATTACCCAGTCGAGGGCGTTTAGGTCAGGTAGTCTTTCCAGAGCGGCTGCAAGGGGCGCTGGCAAACCAGACCCACGACCTGACCATCGCCTGAGCCATGGCGAGATGTCCACCGCCCCGAGTAGCGGCTCCAGACTTAGAAACCGCATCGCCGCCAGCTTCTCCAGTAGATCCACCGCGCGCGCTTCCCACTCCGCCTGGTTCGACGCGGAGATGCCCAGACCGACGTTGGGCAGAAACCCCTTCATCCCGAACTTCTGTCGGTACGCGGCCAGCCGCTTCGAGCGCTTGGTGAGTATCAGGAAGCGGTGCTGCGGGCTCGCCGCGCATGTGTGAAACACCCGATCAATCCAGATGTCGGGCACCGACTCATGGAACAGATCCCCCATGAACCCGATGCCAACCGTGGCCGGCTTGCGCCTCCGGAGCAACTCCCGGAGCGCCTCCTCGCAGAACGCCGTCTTCCCGGTCCAGTTGCCCTGCGCGTCCACAACATTCTGGTACTGCGGCAGCCCAGCCGCGCGCAGCCGCCGGGCCATCCGCCGCGCCCAGCAGTGCTCGGCACACGGCAGGCTCATGTCGCAGCCCACCACGGGGTTTGCGGTGAAGTCGAGGTACTCGATGCCGGTGCGGTTCACCTGACCTCCACAAACAGGTGCGGCGCAAACTCAGCGCCCCAGCCTTCGAGCACCACCATGCCGTCCGAGGTGACCTCCACCACTTTCGCGGGCCGTATGCCCTGTGGCTTGTGGACGAAGAGCACCAACTTGCCGAGTAGCGCCTGAGCTTGGATCTTGCGATCGACGATTTCCTGTTCCATGGGTTATGAGTGCTGGCCTGTCACTTTCGCCAGGTGCAGCTCCGCCTCGTGGTTCTCCGCCTGCTGCTGCCGCTCCGCAACCTTCTCCGCAATCCACCGGGCTACCTGGAGCACCAGCACGCTCCCGATAAGAGCCAAGAGCACAACGTCGTGCAGTTCCATACAGCACCTCCGGTCTGACGCGCGGGCCGGCGCACCTCCCCGAGATGCTACCGGCCCGCGCGTTGCCAACTACACCCGGCTAGGTACAGCCAGCCGGTCGCTTCGCGGTGGTGCGCTTGGTGGTCCGCATGTTCCGCGTTGCTGGAGCCGCGTTCTTACGCGGCGCGGTCTTGCCGCCTTTCTTGGTGCCTGACGGTTTGGTGATTGGTCTCGCCATATCCCTCCTTCCTTTCGGTATGATTCTCCCCTCGTTCCCTACGTCCGGCTGTAAGACCGCGGCTCCCGGCTCAGTGGGTGCCGCGGCCCCAGCAGGCTCGCGGGTAGAGCTTGGTCGGCCTACTGATGAATGGCCTGAAGACGTTTGGGAAGCTCCCTGTCCTCTTCCGGCAAGTTAAAAAAGGCCGTGCTGCCGGGGACTCTGGCACTGACGGCCTTCACCATGTCTACTTCAGCCTTGGCGGTGTTGATGATGGTCTGTGCCACCAGACTGATAGTGCGAGCGCGATCGAGATCCATGGGTTTGTCCGGATCTTTAAGCGCTTCCAGCGTCTCGAACAGGTGATCCCGGAGATCGGTTATCTTGTTCTTCGCCACCTAGTTTCCTCAACTTTCTCTTCAAGGCGCCCTGCGCCTGGATTGCTTCAGCCAGCTCGCGGGGCAGGTTGTTCCACATCACGTTGCGCCGCGCGTTATCCGTCATGGAGCGCAGTTCGAGATTCTCAATCACGCAGTTCGCGCGCTTGCCGTCTTTGAACGCCACCAGGTGCTTCGGCGGAATCGGGCCGTGAGTTTGCTCCCACAGGTAGCGGTTGTACAACGGCCACACTTTCGGGTTTCCGAAGCCGGTAGCCTCCTCGCCGTACACTGCCTCCCGGACCTTGATCCGCAGATAGCCTTCTGAATCCGGCATGATGGTGCCCACAGGCTTCCAGTTCCGCGCAGCGACTCCGGAGCGCTCGCCCTTCTTGAACTGCGTCTCCTTCATTCGGCCTGGAGCATAGCCAGGCCGCCTCAACCCCAGGTTCGCCGGAACATGACCTTTGGGAAACTGCGTTGACTGGCCGTACTTGTGACCCCTGAACAGCCGACAACGATTCTTCGGATCCTGAATGTACCCGGCCGTTTTTTTCAGCCCGAGTGCATTGGCCTTGGCATACACCTTCCAAAGGGAACGGTTCAAACGCTCCGCAATCTCTTTGGTCGAGCGGTGCGGATACAGCTTCACTAAAAGACGCAGCTCTCCTTTCGCCCACACCTGACGATGAAACGTTCGCGCGGCGGGAGCCGGGCGTGCTCCAGTCCCTACGATCAGCACGCCCGCGCAGCCCCCGCCGCGATCGCGCGTCCGCCGGTCGCAAGGACCCTGGCGGGAGGTTTGCGCGCGAGCTTCTGGAGATCCGCGAAGCGGACCCCGCATTCCACAAGAACTCTGCAAGTCTCCGGATGAATAATCACAGCCCATGACCGCGGACCATCGAACTGCGCGGCGAATTTGACCGCACGGTCGAGACCCCTGACCCGGCCCTGGCCGCATTCGCCCCATTCGTCGCGCCAGGCAACGAGAAAGTAGGGCCCTGGCGCCCGCTTTGGTTTCACGACGACGGCAGCAGTTCGCCGGCGGGGACGCGGCGCCGCAGGTTTCGGCAGGTCCTCGACGCGCGCGACGATGCGGGTCAGCACAAGAGGCTCGGGAGTTTCCAGCACATCCTCGTCCGCCCTCCAACGCCGGCGTTCCCCTCTGCTCATATACCGGGGAGGTATAGTCCGCCGGGCGCGCCTGGTTGTCGGCACGTCAACAGGCTGGGAGTTCAGGCTAAACGGCACGGTCCCTCTCTTTGCGATCAGGGATGAAGAGGGTTTGGGGGAAGCAACCGCCGGGTTGCGTCCCCCGAGGCTTCGAAACCCCAAGGTGAGGGTGACTAGGACAGGGCATCGAAGAACCTCTCTGCTATGTGCCCGATTGCCCAGAACACACCAATCCAGAAAAGGACCACCACCACAGCCATCAACAGCCAGCCGCGGATGAGCGGCCAGTTCCACCCCGTGTGTGTCAGGTTGCGGAGCATCACGCGCTATTTCGGCTGGTTGGACAGCCAGATCAGATCGGAGATCATTTCGTCTCGCACAGCCGGGGGCTGTATCTGGGCCACCAACCTGCCCTGTAGATACGCCGAGAATGCCTGGCGCTCACTGGCGATGCCCATCGCGGTGGTAATCTCCACTGTGGGTGGCGGTTTAACCGCGGCGACAGGAGCAGCGACGCGGCACTTCAGGGGAGCGATGCCAGGCCCCATCCACGGGTGGTACTCATACCAGACGCCGTCCGTTGGGTCTTGAAAGGGCGTGAAGAGCAGGTAGACCGGTTCGGGTTGGGGCGCAGGTGCCGGTTGTGGAGGAGCCGGAAGACCCGCGCGAAGAAAGTCCAGAATCGGCCTGCCTTTCTGGTAGTCGGTATACCCCATTTGGTTCAAGAGGATGCGGTTGTCACCGACAACCAGTTCGGGAACTACGACTGAGCGGGCCCAGTCAAGCCCTTCAACGATGGCACCCCACACTGCGATGGCGGCAGCCAGAACTTCCAGACACCACTTTGCAAAGCCTGGGTCTTCGGGACCGAGGCTTGGATTTCTTGGAGTAAGCATTTGTTTCTTCCTTTCTATGTTCGAATTGAAATTGACTCTGACGAGAGCGTTGTTGCGGCGCTTCCATACCTTCCCCGCTGCACCCGCTCCCGGTTCCGCCGCCTCTGTTGGAGAATTGCCCAGGCCGGCCCGTGCGCATCGCACACCCGCTGATTCCCCCGGCCGGGGAACCACTTCTCGCACCGGGGATACTCACAGGGACGCTTGGCTGCGCGTGGCGCGAAATTCATCCGTGTCCTCTCTGATCTGCGGTACCCACTCGTCGCGCTTCTCGGCGTTGTAGGTGCGGTAGTAAGCCTCGAGTCCCAGCGCGTGGGCCGTGCAGCGCACACCGATGCGGTGCCAGATGATGCACAACCATTCGCTCGGGCGCCGGCGCGGGGTGAACGTCTCGATGCGTTCGGGCCGCTTGTGCTCTCCGAAGACCCAGTCGCGGAGGCGCTCGATGGTGCTCGCAGTTTGAAACTCGTCAGTAATCATGTTTTCGCCGCCTGTTTTTTGGATTTGGCGCGGGGGCCCCGCCGCTCGGGTGCCCCCCGCTGTACGCTCAAGCCGGCATTTACTCCGATGGAGGTTGGCGGCGCTACGCTTGGCCCTGTCACGCGCCCGGCTTTCCCGCAGCTCTCCGGGCTGGCACACACTGCCGCTCCTCGCCCACCGGCCAGTGCTTTCGCTTGGGTGTATCTCGTGATGATCTTGTCTACTTCCTCCTGGGCCACGCGGCCGCGGGTGGGGAAGTTCTGGATGTCTTCGATGCTCATGGCGCCGCTCTCTGCGCTTTTTCTCCGACGACGCGCAGCTCATGGTATTGGTAGGTCCGCGTCCAACCATCCGGGAAACGCACGATTATGCGGCCGTAGTCCCAGCCAATCACTGTGCCGACGTCGAGGTCGGTTACCGTCACCTCGGCTTTCACTTCGACCTGGTCGCCGACCTCGATCTTCATGCGCTCGCACCTGGCGGGGGCGCAACCTGCGGTTTCTCCCCCACCGGCCCCTTCTTCCCTTCGCGCGGATCGATCTTCTTGAGCAGGATGTTGTACTCAGTGGCCCTCTCGCGCCAGCCCTGCGCGTGTGGCGGAGGTTTCGTCCCGGGCACCTCACAACTCATCTCGGCCTGGAACATCATCTTGCAGTGGGCAATTGCGTCGCGCAGCGCGCGGGAGATCAGGGAGGGGCGGGGAACGCTCACCCCGACGCTCCCTTCGTGAAGGTGACCTTCAGCCCGTGTCCAAATTCCGACCGACCCGACACGATCCATCGCCTCTTTTCCTCTTCGACCTCGCGTAGCAACGCGGCCCAATACGGGCGGTGTGCACCTTCGAGCCAGCAAGTCACCACCAACACAGCGGCCTCGCAGTTTGAACACAGGTCCGCTTCGCCCGGTGCCCACGAGCACGGCGGATCGCACGGCTCGCGCTCCGTGCAGCCGCAGACCCGGCAGCGGATGTAGCCGTCGCGGTCGTGGTGGAGGACGGCCTCGCGCCGCTGCGGCTTCAAACGCACGGTCTTCATCCCCGCCCCTCCACCGCCTCGAAGGCGCTCTCGATGATGAGGTCCTCGGCGCCGAGCTGCTCGAGAAACTCCTGGGACTTCGCATTGGGGAAGCACTCGGCCGGTGGCCGCCAATGTAGGATGTAGCCCTCCCAGGGCAGGCGTTCGCGCCAGAACTCCATCATCAGATCGAAGCAAGTGACCCCGCGGTCATCCCGCTTTCGCCAGGTCTCTGGGAACTGAAAGCCATCGCGCCAGGCCAGCGAGATCTTCTCGTCCTGGTCCAGTTCCAGAAACCCACCGGGCACGCCGGCGCCGCCGATGTCGTCCGGATTGTAGCCGTCGATCCGGCCACCGATCCGCACGCGCCCATCGACTTCGAAGCGGACGAATTCATATTTGACGCACGGCACGCGCATCAGCAGCCGGGCTCCCTTGTGCCTCAGCCCGGTGTAAAGGTGCATCGTCTTGCCGGGCATGTCCATGTGCCGCCGCTCGGCCCGGATGGTGTGGGTCTTGGTGCCATCCAGGATGTAGGGGACGAACCGCGGCTGAAAGTTATAGAGACCCATGTAAAGCTCCTTGCGCCGCCGCTTCGAACTGCTCGCCGAACCGCCGCACGATCTCACTGAGGCTCACCGAGTCCATAGCCACCAGCAGCGGCCGGCGCTCGTCCTTGTGGATTTCGCGGGTTTCCTTGTGCTGCGGCAGGTCGTAGTTGAGATGACAGTACTGGCAAAAGATGGCCAGGTCGGCATCGTCGTTGCGTAGTGAGTCGTGGGTCAGATGTGTCATGGCCAGCGAAATGGTCACAGATCGCACGTTCTCCCACTTCCAGCGCGGCGTGCCATCGGGAGACCACCAGAAGCCGCCCACAGCCCAGGAGTTGAGGTGTGCTCGGAGCACGGTCGTCTTGTCCGGGACCCGGCACCGCTCGCACTTGTGACCGCAGCGCTCGAGCAGCCGCGCGCGGCGGGCCGCGTAGGACGGGCCGCGATAGACGAGCTCGCCTTCGGGATGCACTGGGTAGCCGGGAAGCGGCGGGATGTTCGGATCCCGGAGGTTGCGCATCTCACGCGAGAGGGGCACTTACATCACCTTCTCGGTGGCCGCCGGCGCGTCGATCGCGGCGGGCTTTGGTAGCGGTAACTCCATTAACAAGCACATGGCGGCTCTCCATATTTCGAAGCCGAAGTTGCGGGCCGACCTTGGGAGTAGATGCAACTGACGCCCCTCGATCTCCACAACCACCGTGCCCGTCGTAGGGTCGGTATACACCACTGCAGCAATCTCCCGCATCCTAGAGGAATCGGGTTCCATCACCGCAGCCCCCACAGGACGATCTCGCGCACCGCCAGAACGCTGAGCACGACAACACAGAGCACCAGCGCCTGTACGAGGCTGTGGTTGCGCGTCTCCAGGCTGTTTACCTTCGCCTGAAGATCCTCACCGGAGCGGACCGATTGCCGCACTCCGACGCCTTCCAGAAAGCCGCAGTCGTACTCGGTGAGTACCGCGGCCACTTCGTTCGGATTCTCTGAGCCTTTGTCTTTCACTACTCGCCGCCTGTCCTTTCGGTTTCTACCCACTGGCGCCCCGCCGGCGCCGTTTCGCCCACACGTCGGCCGCATCCTTGGCTAGATTGATCGCAAACCCCCACCGTGTGAATTTTTCTACCCTCGCCAGCACGCAATCGTGTAGGATCGCGAGCGGCGCCCCACCTTTGGCCTCCCAGATTTTCTTGGCTATCGCCTCGGGCAGGGTACCGCCGACCAACCGCACTGGGACCAGGGCCTCGAGCATCTCGGTCATGGCCTCGATCGTCTCGGCGGCGGCCGGTTCCGTCTCATTTGACGGCTCAGCCTGGTGAGCTCTCAAAACCACCTGATACGCAACCCGCGAGAAGCCGAGTGGCCGCAGGGCCGCCGCAATCTGGGAGGCGTACTCGTCTTCGAGCCAACTCCTGGTCGGCTTGTTCGGCACGGCCACCTGGACCAGGCCATTCTCGACCGCGATGAATTCCGTCCGGGCGATCCAGTTCTGGTAGCCCTCGGGGCTCAACTTCGCTGCCAGCGCCTCCTTGACGCGCTCCCAGACGTTCAGAGCCCTTCCATCCTTCGAAACAGTGTTTATTGCAGCAATTGGGGTTACGGATGAATTACCCGAACTCCTGATGGGGTAATTCGGATCTCCCTCGGCGCTTCCTGGGGGCTTTGAGGGGATTGTCTTCGCCGGCTTGCGGACCTCTTCGAACTTGACGCTGCCGTTGGCGAGGAGTTTGACATATTTGGCTGGGCACTCTGACCCATCCCCCACGCACTTCTGACCCTTGGCTATGGGTCGGCGCCGTGAGCCCTCAGCGAGCTCGTCCAGGTGCAGCAGCTCCTCAACCTCATCGCTGTTGTGTGGGTTGGGGTTGCCACTGCGGGTGTTCGGCAGGTCGGGGAGTTCCCTAAGTCGCTGGGGATTCACCCTGTAGGCCATCGCCGGGCGACCGCGAGAACCTGTGGACGGACTAGGGGCGGCTTCTAAAATGCCGAGCTCGACCGCTTGGGTGAAGGCCCTCTCTACAGCCTTCACTGTGGTATCACAGAGTTCAGCGAGCTTGGTGTGGACAGGGACGCAAAACGGATCCGTTCGGTTCTTGACGTACCGTGGGTCCCAACACGTCCGGGCGAGAGTCTGACCGACAACCTCGCGTAGCAGACCCCTTCCCAACTTGCGTGGACCTAAAGTGAAGTACTCCAGGGGGATGGCCGCCCAGACGCCCCAGGAGGCCTCCGTGGGGGCTGGATTGCCGCGGGGTGGTCGGGGCCTCACCTGCGCTGCCGCTGCCATCAGCCGCGCCCCGTGGGGGGCTCGAACTTCCGATAACAGATATTATCGTCGCCCATTTTCAAACACCCGTCGGGCGCGGCTTCCCAGGGCCACACCTCACCCTACGCTGCTTCGGTTTGCTGCCGCCTGCGCTTCGCCGCCCGCTGCCGGCCCTTCGCGATCGCCACCCCGTGCGCCGCCCGCTGCTCGGGAGTAGCCTGCGCCCAGCGCTTCGCCGCCCGCTCACGATTTGTGGCGCGGAGTTGCTCCGGCGTCAGGGAATTCACCCAGGCTTTGCCACCCCGAGATGCTACCTCGGCTATGGTGATGGAACCGCGTTCACGCTTCGCGGACATTAGGAGAATTGTATACGGACTAGTTCTAAAGTGCAACTCTTTTTTTCAGGAAGCCCCTGTAGTGTATAGGCTTACACCTAATTTCCCTATCAGCAGTTGGGGTAATCCAGGGGGAGAACAAACAGCGAACGACCCCCAACAGGAGATGGGGTTTCTGGCACCGTATCCTTATTGCGTTAAACACTACTTAGAGTACGTCTTTGAGAGTAGGTAGGTAGGTAGAAGAGACCCACCCACCGACTCCCTCGAAGCACTCCCAGCCGGACACAGCACAGAGAACGAACGGCTGAATTCCGGTCAGGTGCTGCTTGGGTGCTCGCCCCCGGCTCGGGTGCCCTCCCGCCTGCCCTCCGCAGCCCTGCACCCGGTGTGGAAGTTCTTTCACACTTGGCAGATTTGAAACTCCACGGATTGGGTCGGGTTGTGGGTGAAACTTGCTGCAGATCCAGCCTGTCAGCCGCTTGCAATCCGAGTAAACGGTTGTAAACTAAAGACCGTGGAGTCTTTTTTTGGCTCGATAGACCATTCCTGCGGTGAGGTTTAGCTGCAGCGTCTTGCCATCGGCTCCCAGGGATCCCAACAATGCCCAGCGGCAACTGGGGGCGGCGGGGATCAGGCGCCAGTAAGAGCGCTACCCTCCTCCGCTCCAAGACTTCGAGCAGATGGGCTGCCAAACGGTCCATCTTCCTCCGCAACCGCATCATCGAGTCGGAACTGGGACTAGTAGAACCCATAGCCCGGCACATTCTGGGTTCCCTCCCGCCTTCGTTTGAGCTGGATGATCTAGTCTCAGCCGGGCACCTGGGTCTGATCGAAGCCGCCGGCCGGTTCATCTCGAGCGGCAGCCGGAGCCCACAGGCACGCTTCCGCAGTTTCGCCCGCTACCGCATACGCGGAGCTATCCTCGACTCGATCCGCCGCGGGCGTTATCGCGACGCCACCCATGGGCCGATCGAGGAGGCCGCCGCCAGGCCCGGGGAAGACATGGAGGCAGACCTCGCCCATAAGGAAGCGCTGGAGGCCGTGCAGCAAGCCCTGAAGTCACTCTCGCGAGCAGAGGCTCGCCTGGTGAGCCTGCACTACGCCCGCGGGCTGCCGCTCTACCGGGTTGGGGAAGCGCTCAACATCCCGCCGGGGGATGCCTCAATTTTGCGACAGCAAACCCTCAACCACCTGCGCGCCTCCCTCGCTCAAACCCCCGCCCCAGAGCCCGAAGCGGAAGTTCTTCTGTAGATTTTCCAGGAAGTGGCGACTTGTATATGAGTGACAAAAGCAGTACCGATAGATCGATCGAAAACTCCGAAACCGGCCGAGCGCGCGAAACTCGTTGATGAGTACGGCGCGCTCCAGGCCTCCCTCGTGCCGAAGGTAGCCCGCCTGAAGGAACTGATCGAACAGTTCCGCGACTGGGCGGAAGCCGAGAAGAAGGCCTGCGAGGCCGCGCTCTTCGAAGGCCACCGCTACGCGGTTCCGGTGACCGAGCGGGCCAAGAAGCGCAAGATCAAATCCCTCCAGAAACTCTTCGACCTGCTCGGGCAGCAGGTGTTTCTGGATGCTTGCAGTATGCGGATCGACACCGCCGAGAAGCACCTGAAGCCCGCGGAGCGGACCCGGATGATCGAGGACCTGGGCAACGTCGGCGTTCGCACGGTGGAAGACGCCATCCTACGCCCGACGTCGACCAGAAAAGCCGCAGCCTGAACCGGAAAGGGTTGAAGTGTGGAGAGTGCCTGTGTGGGACAAGGGGGCGAAGCCTGTCGCTGGTACGCCCTGCAGGTCCGATCACAGTTCGAGAGGAAAGTCCGCGATGCGCTGAACCAGGCTCAGATCGAACCGTACCTGCCCACCTACCAGACCCGGGCGCGCTGGAGCGACCGAACCAAGACGGTGGAGCGGATTCTGTTCCCCGGCTACGTTTTCGGCCGCTTCGAACTCGGCCGGCGCCGCACGGCGATCGCGCTTACCGGTGTGGTGAGGATTCTGGGCGTTGGGGCACAGCCAATTGCCATCGAGGATGCCGAGATTGTGAATTTGCAGCGCGTCATCGAAGCCGGTCTCGACCCACTTCCGGCGGCCTCCCTGGCCGCGGGGCAGCGGGTCCGGGTAGTGGAAGGTCCGTTGGCCGGGGTGGAGGGCGCCATTGTGCGTCTGAAGGGCGTCCTGCGCATCGTGGTGGCCATCTCGCTGCTCAACCGGGCGGTGAGCGCCGAGGTGGACGTCGACTCCGTCGAGCCGATCCTTGCCACCCAGCGCGCCGCCGCGTAGTATGGCCAAAGCCCAGAAACCAGTAGCCCGTAGAATACATCGTAAGTTGCAACCCGAGGTGGTCGCCGCCCCGAAAAGCCGGATCCGCCCGGTCAAGATCCGGCAGGCCGCATTTCTGGCCGCCTATGCGGAGATGGCGAGCGTCAGTTGGGCCGCCAAAGCCTCCCGAATTTCCCGCGACTGCCACTATCAATGGCTTGCCAACGATCCGGAATACGTCAAGAAATGGGAAGCCGTCCAGCCACGGGCTCTACAGCTACTGTTAGACGAAGTCTGGCGCCGCGCGCGCGTGGGAGTCGAAGAGCCGGTCTTCTACCAGGGCGAGATCTGCGGCACGGTTCAGAAGTACTCCGATGGCCTAGCACAATCACTATTGCGCGCCTTAGACCCGCGCTTCCGAGAAAAGACCGAACTCTCCGGGCCGGGCGGCGGGCCTGTGCAGATTGACATCGCCGAACGCCTCAACGCGGCCCGTAAGAGGATAGCCGCAGAACCCCATGCGGAATGAGCACTGCCACCGAACTCGACAACGAACTGGCCGACGAAGTCGGCAAGTTTTATGCCGACCCCTTCGGCTTTGTACGGTTTGCGTACCCATGGGGGGAACCGGGCCCGCTCAGCAACTATCAGGGTCCGGACGTCTGGCAGGAGAAATACCTTCGGCAGGTAGGGGAGGAAATACTCAAGCGCAGATTCGACGGTCTGAACAGCGTCGATCCTCTGCGGGAAGCTACCGCTTCCGGACACGGAATCGGCAAGAGTACGGTGGTCGCATGGCTGGTCAACTGGATCATGTCCACCCGGCCGAACGCGCAGGGGACCGTCACCGCCAACACCTTCCCCCAGTTGCGGACCAAGACCTGGGCGGCTATTCAAAAATGGAACAGGCTCTCCATCACGCAGCGCTGGTTCACGACCAGTGCCAGCCGCATGTACCAGCGGGACCATCCGGCCACCTGGTTCTGTTCGCCTCAGACGTGCCGCGAGGAGAACTCCGAGGCTTTTGCCGGTCAGCACGCGGCGTCCTCCACCAGCTTCTACATTTTCGACGAGGCCTCGGCGGTTCCGGACATCATCTTCGAGGTGGCCGAGGGGGGGATGACAGACGGCGAGCCCATGATGTTCGCCTTTGGCAACCCGACCAGGAACACAGGCAAATTCTTCCGCGCCACATTCGGACCGGAGCGGGGCCGCTGGATACACCGATCCATCGATTCCCGCGAATGCGCCCTTCCCAACAAGTCTCTAATTCAGGAATGGATTGCCGACTACGGCGAGGATTCCGACTTTGTGCGGGTCCGCGTCCGCGGCCTTCCACCCCGAGCTTCCGAGATTCAGTTCATCGATCTGGACCGGATCTATGCAGCGCAGAAGAAGGAGGCTCAGTCGCTTCCGGACGACCCCCTCATCGCCGGCGTGGATGTCAGCGGCGGCGGATCTGCCTGGAACGTGGTGCGCTTTCGAAGAGGCAAGGATGCCAGAACCCTTCCGCCGGTGCGTATTGCCGGATCCCGGGCGGACCGGGAGGCGCTGATTGCCATGCTGGCCGCACTTCTCCAGGACAAGAGCCCAGAGAAGCAAATCCAGGTAATGTTTATCGACTCCGCCTTCGGCTCCCCGATTGTGGAGCGCCTCCACGTTCTGGGCAACAAAAACGTGGTCGAGGTCAACTTCGGCGGCCGGTCTCCGGACATTCACCAACTCAACCTGCGGGCCTATATGTGGAACCAGGTGAAAGAATGGCTGCCCAGCGGGTCAATCGATCCCAACGATGAGCAGCTCGAGATAGACCTCAGTGGGCCCGGATTTCACTTCAACAAGACCAACCAGTTGGTTTTGGAACCCAAAGAACAAATGCTGAAGCGCGGGTTGAGTTCGCCTGACGACGGAGACGCCTTGGCCCTGACCTTCGCGCAGGCAGTAGCCCCAGCTCCCAAGAAGCCCAAGCCCTCATCCAGTCACGGGTATACCGGCCCCGGCTCCTGGATGACATAGCGAATTTCAGAAGGAGACTTACATGGACATGCAACCGACCACAGCGATAGGAACCCGCGGCAGCTCCGTGAAGCCCGGCGAGGTCGACAGCCTTTCGATTCAGCGCGCCGACAACGGTTTCACGGTCTCGATTCAGACCAAGCAGAAGCCGCTCAAGAAAGGCGAGAACCGCGACTGGGACGCCGGCCGCGAAAATGAGGTTTACACGAGCGTGGAAAGCCTCTGCGCCCGGATTCGGACAGCCTTCGCCGGGGTGAAGCTCGAGAAATCAGCGTAGTCCATTTCCGGGTAGCCGATGGTTGCCAAGAAGCCAAAAGCCGAGTCCGTTTCCACTTGCGGAGCCGCTGCGGCCGCCGCGGTGCGCCAGCTCGACCCCACGGTGCTCGGCAAGCGCTCCACAGCGCTGGCAGTAGGTCTCGCCGCCTCAGTTATCGGGCAGGCGGGCGCCACCCAGGAGGTCATGAAGGCCTGGGTCAAGGCGAACTCCGGGCTTTCCAATCCACAGCGGCCCTTGGTCAGCCTGCTCTTCACTGGTCCGTCCGGGGTGGGGAAGACGCTCACAGTGGAGGTTCTCGCTGAACTGATTCACGGCAGCCGGAAGAATATGCTCAGAATCGACTGCGCCGAATTCCAACTCCAGCACGAGATGGCAAAACTTATCGGCGCGCCTCCGGGCTATCTGGGCCACCGGGAGACCCAGCCGATGCTGACGCAACAGAAGTTACAGATGGCGACCAGTGAGAAATCCCACATCTGCCTGGTGCTCTTCGACGAGATTGAAAAGGCCAGCGATTCACTCTGGACCCTGTTGCTTGGGATTCTCGACAAGGCGACGCTGAACCTGGGAGACAACACCCGGGTGGATTTTTCGAACTGCATGATCTTTCTGAGCAGCAATCTCGGCAGCCGGGCGATTGAATCGCTACTTCGACCGAGCCTCGGATTCGCTCCAGCGACCGGTGATGGCATCGACGGCGCCGGCCGCGCGGCGGTGCGGAAACACTTCACCGCCGAATTCCGCAACCGGCTGGACCAGGTTGTCGTGTTCAAGCCCCTCAGTCAGGCCGACATCGGGAGAATTTTCGACATCGAGATTGGCCGCCTTCCCGAACCCCTGAGTGTGTTGCCGAGCGACGCCGCGCGGGAGCGACTCATCAAGGATGGTTACCAGCCCGAGTTCGGGGCCCGGCACCTGGAGCGCGCAATAGAAGCCCACGTGATCCTGCCGATTGCGCACCTGATCGACAGCGGGCAACTCGAACCGAATGAACCGGTCCGGATTGACTGGAACGGACATCGTTTCGATTACTACAGAGTTTAATTCGTAGCCCCCAGGGGCGAAACCCTGCGGTTTCTCCCCCGGTACCCCTTCTTCCCTGCTTTTTAGAACCAACACAGGAGACACACACCATGAACGCATACGAAATTCGTCTGGAAGTTCTCAGGATTGCAAAGGCTGTTGTGCAGGAAAACGCCGTCGAATGGGTCACTACAGACAATGGGGTACCTTGCGCCAAGCAAAAGCCCTATCAGGTCGGTGAGGTGCTTCAAACAGCAAAGACGATGTACGGGTTCGTCGAAGGAGAGCCCGATGCCTTACAACTGGGCGCGGCTGCCCGGAGGGCCAAGATCGTCGCATAGATGTCACGAGGGAAAAAGTGGGGCTGGGAGAAGAAACCGTCGGTTTCGTCTCCCAGAGTCCCAGCCAACAAGCACCTCCGACCGAAACAAGGAACCAGCCATGCCCGCTAAGTCGATTGCCATGCAGCAGGCCGCCGCGATCGCGCTGCACCATCCCTCAAAGCTCAGTAAGAAGAACCGCTCGCTCAAGCGCATGAGCCCCGAGCAGCTTCGGGAATTCGCTTCTACTCCCCATGCAGGGTTGCCCCAACACAGTGTTCCCCTCACCCAAATCGGACATCGCGCCGCCAAGCGCAAGTAACCCGCCGGCCAACTTTGCAGATCAGTTGGCGCAGTTGTTCGCGACACACGGCGCGATCTACCGGCGCCTGGCCTATCGGTATCTCGACTCGAACGACGATGCCGAGGATGCCGTGCAGAACGCTTTTCTGCGGGCCATCGAGCGCCACCACCAGTTCCGCGGGCAGTCGCTGCTCTCGGGATGGGTCATGCGCATCCTTCAGCGCGAGTGTCTGGATCAGCTTCGGCTGCGCGCCCGGCGGCCCGCGGAGGAGTTGGATGAGCGCCACGCCGGCGCGGAAGAGTTTCCCATGGGCGACTTACTTCTCAATCACTGGCGCTCGGCCGTCCTGCAGCACCTGTTCCGGCTGACCGCCGGCGAGCGGCGGTTTCTCGGAAGAGTACTTGACGACGAGGACCTCAATATGAGCCTCCCTGGCAACAAGAGCCTGCGCCACCGGGTGCTTACGAAGCTACGGTTCGCCGTGCAGCGCAAGACCCAATGCCGCAATTGATTACCTCCGGATTCGACCATGGTCACCGTAACTAGCGTCTCGAAAGAACCCGAAACTCCCGACTGGGGCCAGCGCGACGAGTTTATCCGCACTGCCCTGCGGCGTTTTCATCTGGCTCGCGACGCGGAGCGCGACATCCGGGACAAGGCGCTCGATGATCTGCGCTTCTTCCAGGGGGATCAGTGGCCGGCAAGCATCGTCGCCGAGCGCAATGCGGATGGGCGCCCGTGTTTGACCATCAACCGGCTGCCGGAGTTGGCGAGCCAGCCCCTCAACCAGCAACGGCAAGGGAGACCGCAGATTCAGGTCAACCCGCGCGGCGGCGGCGCCACGCTCGACACCGCTCACATCATCCAGGGGCTGACGCGCCACATCGAGGTGGCGAGCCAGGCTGAGGCGGCCTACGATTGGGCGTTTCAGTACGCGGTGATCTGTGGCTTTGGCTACTTCCAGTACGCCACCGAGTGGGCCGACGAAGCCGACGAACAAAGCTGGGACCTCGAAATCCGCGTCAAGCCGGTTTTGAATCCCTTCGCGGTCTACTTCGATCCCTCCTGCCAGGACCGGCTGTATCGCGACGCGAAGTGGGCCTTTGTGGTGGAGGATCTCCTCCCGGAGGACTACAAAGCCAAGTACAAGGGCTCCCAAATGGCCAGCCTCTCCGAGTTCCGCTCCATCGGGGACGGGGAGAAGGAGTGGTTTCGGGACGGCATGATCCGCGTCGCCCAGTACTGGACCGTGGAATTTGACACACACACACTGGTACAACTCGCCGACGGAAGAACCATCCCCGAAAACGACCTGGACAAGTATCCCGACGCCACCATTGCCCAACGCAACGGCGAACCCCTGCTCCGCGAAGTCAGAATTCCCAAAGTGCGCTCCGCGGTAATCAACGCGCGCGAGATTCTGACCGGGAGCAAAGAGCAAGCACCCTTCGGAAAGCTGTTTCCAGGGAAACGAATCCCTATCATCCCCGTGCTCGGCGAAGAGTTAATCGTAGACGGCAAGCGGACGTTGAGCGGCATCGTGCGCTATGCCCAAGACGCGCAACGCCAGTACAACTACATGCGCACGGCGCTCACTGAGCAGATCGGCCTGTCTCCCAAGGCGCCCTACATCGCCGCCATCGGCCAAATCGAAGGCTTTGAGGAAATCTGGAACAACGCGAACCGGAAGAATTACTCCGTCCTCCCCTACAACGCCAAGGACGTCAACGGAACCCTACTGCCAGCTCCCCAGCGGAACTTCGGAGAGCCGCCGATCGCTGCCATCGCCGCCGCCGTGGCGCAGGCCGACCAGGATCTGAAGTCGACCACCAGAATTCACGAGCCGATGATCGGCACCATGGGTCCGGAACAGTCCGGAAGGGCGATTATCGCCCGGCAAAACCAAGGAAATCTGGCAACATTCGCCTATGTCGACAACTTGAGCCAGTCCATTATGCGCCTCGGCGAGGACCTGGTCGCCATCATGCCCGCGGTGTACGACCGCCCGGGCCGGGTGGTGCGCATCGTCAAGCCGGATCAGACGCACGAAACGGTCACCCTGAACCAGCCTTTCGAGAAAAACCCCGAGAAGCAGCCCGGAGTGATGGAGTTCTACGACCTCACGACCGGCACCTACGACATCACCATCAGCGTCGGGCCGGGGTACGAAAGCAAGCGCCAGGAGTTTGTGGCCTCCGTGCTCGACCTGGTCCGCGCGGCGCCCCAGATCGCGCAACTCGTGATGGATCTGGTGGTGCGGCACATGGACTGGCCGGGAGCGACCGAGATCGCCGACCGGCTGAAGAAGGCCCTGCCGCCTGGCTTACAGGAAGAGGGTGACGCTGCCGGTCCCGGGCAGGTTCCACCGGCCTTCGCCGCCCAGATGGAGCAGTTGATGGAGCAGCACGCCGCGTTGGTCAAGCAGTTGAACGAGGCGACCAGTGTGATTGAGAGCCGGCGCATGGAGATGGAAAGCCGGGAGCGCATCGCGGAAGTGCAGGCCCGGACCCAACTTCTGGTAGCCGAGCTGAAGAACCAGAGTGCGGAAAGCCAAACGCTGTTGCGCGAGAGCCTGGCGCGGATCGACCAGAGGCTGGACCAGTTGAGCGGCAATCAGCCGATTCAAGGTTCGAATTCTCAGCAGCCGCAGCCTGCTGGGGCGCCACCTACGGTTGCTCCCCCACAAGCCCCCTCATCCCTTCAAGGCGGTTGAGGGAAGAAAAAGGTCTTAGGGAAAAGAAACCGTCCGGTTTCGTTTCCCTGAAGCAGCAGTAAAACCAACAAGTTCTGAACGAACGCCCAGCGGTCGGCGTCATGGCCGCGCACCATCCCCCGAACAAGGAGCAACATGATCACCCTAACGTCAGCTTCGGACACCCCCGAACAGGTAAAGGAAGCACTGGAAAGCCGCGGCTACTCGACCGAGATCGTCGAGGCGAACCAGATTCCGCAAGCCCCGGAGGAAACCGACAAGAAGACCCCGCCGGAAACCCCGGTCGAAGACAAGGAAGACAAGAAATCCCCCGCGCCCGCGGAGCCGCCGGCTGACAAGCCGGATGAGGCCGCAGGCAAACCCGCCGATGCCTCGGGAGCAACGGACGAAAAACAGGAAGCAGGGAAACCCAAACCGAAAAAGGGTATTGAAGAGCGCTTCTCCAAACTGACTCTCGCGCGCAAGGAAGCCGAACGCGAAACAGCCAAGGTCACACGTCAACGGGACGAGCTGGAACTAAAGCTCGCGGAACTGGAAGCCCAGACCAAACCTCCCGCCGACAAACCCGCTGAATCCGCGCCGGCCAAACCCGCCGCAGACGCCAAACCTGACGCCGAACCGGTACTCGCTGACTTCGAAAGTTACGAGCAGTGGACGGTAAAGCACCAGGAATGGCTCACCGCCCAGAAGCTCTCGCCACTCCAGGCCGAGATCAAGGCCCTCCAGGACAAGATCAAAGCCAAGGAAGACGCCGACGCCCAGCACCAGGCCGAGCAAGCCGCCGAAGAAGCGCGCAAGCCGCTGGCCGAGCGCTGGAAAGCCGGCGAGGCGGAGTTGAAGGCGGTCCATGCGGACTACGACGAAGTCATGGAAGCAAGCGAGGAGGCCGGACTACAGGCGTCTCCCGCCATGCACCAGGAGATCTTCGAAAGCGAGTTCGGGGTCAAGGTCAACTTCTATCTGGCCACGCATCCGGAGGAGTGCAAACGGATCTTCGAGGCCACCTCGGTGGGTGAAAAGCCCACTGCCGAAGAAGTAGGCCGAGTCACCCGTCTCGCCGCCCGCGAGATCGGGCGCATCGAAGCCCTGATAACCCAGCAACCCGCTCCGGCCAAAGAGCCGGCGGCCAAGTCCCCAGCTCCTGTAACACCGAAACCCAAGCCCAGCGCAGCGCCAACGCCCGTTGAAACCGTGGGAACCCGCTCAGTCGTGCCTACCGGCGAAGAATACCGCGACGACATGACCCAAGCGGAATTCCGCGAGTGGAAAGCCCGCAACGGCGGACGGCGTTAGACGCGCAGGGCTCCTGAGCCGCCCGCCAAGACGGCGCGGCGCGCACACAGAGAAGGTACCCCATGAATAGCTATTTGACGATCTCGAAGATCACCCATGAGTGTCTCGAGGTCCTCCGCAACAACCTCGTGATGGCGCGTTACGTCAATCGCGAGTACAACAAGGAGTTTGCCGTCAAGGGCGCAAAGATTGGCCAGCCGGTCTCCGTCCGCAAACCGCCGCGCTACGTCGTCAAAAACGGCGCCACGATGCTGCCGCAGGATTACGTCGACGAGTCCGTGACTGTTTCACTGGACCGCCAGAAGCACGTGGGCCTGGTTTTCACCTCCGCCGACCGGCTGTTGAGCCTGGACGACTTTTCGAAGCGCGTCATTGAGCCGGCCATCGCGCCGCTCGCCAACCAGATCGACTACGACCTGCTCCAGCTCTACAAGCAGGTTCCCAACTTCGTAGGCACACCGGGAGTTGTGCCGACCGCTCACCTGACCTATCTGAACGCCGGGGTGGACCTCACCAACGAGGCCACTCCCAAGACCATGCGCTACTGCGTGGTGGGAGCCGAGATGCAGGCCACCATTGTCAACGCGGGCCTGACCTTCCAAAACCCGACCGGCAACATCTCGAAGCAGTTCGAGGACGGCATCATGGGCCGCGCGCTCGGCTTCGACTGGGCCGACGATCAGAACGTCGGCGGCCACACAGTTGGCGCCATCGGCGGAACGCCCGCAGTGGACGGCGCGCAGATTGGCGCCTCGATTTTGACGAAGAACTGGAGCGCGCTCGCCACACTCAAGGAAGGCGACAAAATCACCATCGCGGGGGTCTACGCGGTCAATCCCCAGTCCCGGCAATCCACCGGGAAACTCCGCAAATTCACCGTTACCGCCGACGTAGCGGCTACGGGTGGCGGGGCGGCCACAGTCACAATCTCTCCCGCCATCGTCATCTCCGGCTCGCAGCAGAACTGCACGGCCGGTGCAGCCGCCAACGCCCTGATCTCCGTTTGGGGCAACGTGGCTGGCGAGTTTGACCACATCGCCAGCGCGGTCGGCCCGGTGGGTCTGGCTTTCCATCGCAACGCCTTCGCTCTGGTCACCGCCGATCTGCCCCTTCCCGAGAAGAAGGACGCCAGCCGGGTCTCCGATCCGGATCTGGGCATCTCGCTCCGGCTCTGGAACGACAGCGATATCCGGACCGACGAGTTCATCACCAGAGTCGACGTGCTCTACGGCGTCGCCGCGCTGAGGCCCGAGCTGGCCTGCGTGATTGCCAGCTAGTCAACAGCGGTCAGCAATCAGCGCCCGGTGCTTGGCGCGTCCGCTCGGAACCGAGCGCTGAAGGCTGGCGGTTTGGCGCAACGAATTTCAACAGGAGAACATTACAGTGATAAAAAATCTGATCCGCATTTGCGCACTACTGTGCGCACTCACCGGTCTGGCTTTCGGCCAGGCCACCATGGCAGAGACCACGCTTTCGGCGGCTGTTGGCCTGAATGACGAGTACGTAAACGTCACCTCGGCCACCGGAATATCCGCGACGGGGACGAACAATCTGGTAAGCACGATACTTTACGCGGACAAGGAGGCAATGATCGTCCGCAGCCTCTCGGGAACTCGGGTGCGCGTGTACCGCGGCCAAAGGGCATCACGGCAGTCCGCACACGCCTCGGGAGTGAAAGTATGGGTCGGCCCGCCCAATTACTTCACCGCCAGCGACCAGGTCGGGTCCTGCACCAGCACGTCCGAACTCGTGCTGCCGCTCATCAATGCCTCTAACGGCAACATCTTCAACTGCACCAACGGCCTATGGGTTCCCTTACAAATCGTTGGAAACCTAAATTCGACCAGCGACACCAACACGGTTAAGCTCAACAGCCGGGACTACGTTCAAGCCACCGGCAGTTCGATTGGCTTTCAAGTCCGGCCGGCGCAGACTGTCGCCTCCAGCGGCAGCGTGATCGGCGGCGAAATCAGCCCGCGCGTCAATAGCGGTATCACTATGGGCGGAGATGTGATCGGGCTGCATGTCGATACCTACTTGAAGGGTACGGCAGTTGGCACCATCTCGGGCAGCGTTCGCGGCCTTCAGATAGAGATGACTACCGACGATGCCGCCACGCGCACCATCACCGGAAACGTCAGCGGCATCCGCATCCGTTCGGCGTTCTCTGCAACGACCATCGGCGGGAAGTTCGTTCCCATCCGGATTGAGTTCCCGGAGATTCAGACCAACAGCAAGACCTATGATGCTGCGTTTGAATTCACGGGGAAGGTCGCCGGAGTGTGGAACGACGACCCCGGCACTGAGGTAACCAGCACTACAGCCAAGGGGTACATCAAGGTGCTGGTCAACGGGGCCGCCCGGTACATC